CTCGACTTATTTCACGCCCATGTCCACGACACCCTATTCGACAACTATCTATTCTGTCTTGAGCCGCTCGGATTGAAACCGTCAGCATGGCGCACGCTTGGAATGAAAATGCGATCGCATACCGAGACGGTGGGCGAGCTTGGGCGGGAATTACAGCTTGATTGGTTGCGGCGAGTGGTCGACCACACGAAGAAGTGGCTGGCTCCCGGCGAGCTGTGGAAACTCGACAACTCCGGCACGTGGAAAGTGACGTGGAAGCCGCAACCGATATGGAGACGGGCGCAATCGATCATTGATGCGTGCGGCGGTGGCGAGGTTGATGCGGACGATGAGGATACCGATTTATCCGTCGACGATTCGACAGGTAATTCCGACTCCGAATCCGACGATGCGCCCGAGTCCGCCGTCAACTCTGAAGAGGAGAAGATTGCCGGTGTCGATCCGCTTGCTCGGTGGCGGAAGGTGGCGGAGTCGATGCCCGATCTCTGCCGAAAAGTTGCGCGCGAAATAGGACAGATTCCACACGGAACAATGCGCGCGGTATGGGAGAGAGATCCGGAGGCGGCATTGATTTACTCGTGCGATGACGCCCACGCAAGCTATCGCCTATACACACCCTATCTGCGACGTTTGGAGCGAGAGGGCAAACTAGACCTCGCCCGTGAATTCTCCGCCAATATGCATGTCTACGCTGAGATGCAGGCGAACGGTATGCCATGTTCCCGACGTGCACTGGAATCTGTCCGGGACAGGATGACCGAGTCGATGATTGAGATTGTGACCGGCATATCGACCAAGTATTGTGATGGTCAACCGTTTAATCCGAAGTCTCCGCCTCAAGTCAATCGGTTATTCGATCGTCTTGGCATCAGAGGGACCAAGCGCAATAGGCCCAATGCCAAAGGCAAGCGGTCGATGTCTACCGGTAAGAAGTCGATAGAGCATCTCCGCTTCATCGACGATGACATGTCCGCCCGGGAGAAGCATCGTCGTGGCCTGGTCGTGGAGATCTTTAAGTGGCGCAGTGCTCAGCACACCCGGGATACCTATGCCAAGTCCGCCCTCCGCTTGCTTGATGATGGGATGACTGAGCCGGAAGACATGGACGATTCCGCCTGGAGTCACGGGCAGATCAAACCATGGGGGACGACGACCAGGCGGTGCGCGATGGCAAGGCCGAATCTACTTGCTCAGCCCAAACATTCGATTTATGGGAAGATGATCCGGGATTGCTATATCGCTCCGGATGGGTGGGTGTTTGTCGAGTCCGACCTATCCTCAATCGAAGTGTGCGTCATGGCACACTTATCCCGCGGACCCGAGTTGATCGCAGCTATTCAACGCGGACAGTTCCATAAGCAGACGGCATCTCGCCTATTTTCTATCCCGATCGCCGAAGTTACCGATGAGCAGAAGACAGTCGGGAAACGCGCATTCTTTGGGCCGATCTATGGTCAATCCGGGCCGGGGTTACGTGAACAATTGTGGATGCAGAATCTCGTCCAGTACACTGACGATGACTGTCAGGATTTTATCGATCGCATCAAATATGAGATCTATCCTTCCGTGGGCCGATTTGAGGAGCTGACCGCACACGAATTGCGCCACGGCACCCCGACATGTCTAGGTGGTCGAGTCCGGTCAATGTCAGGGATGGAGCGATATCTCCCCGGGATATGGTCAGAAGATAAATCGGTTGTAGCCGAGGCGATCAGACAAGCAGTCAATCATAGAGTACAGGGATCGGCTCAAGATCTATTGCAGCGGTCGGTCCGCTCCCGTCTCAAGAATCGCATATGGGAGATGCGAGAGGTCGAGGGTGTCGGCGTGATGTGGCTGCTGACCGTGCATGATTCACTTGTGCTATTATCGAGAGAGCAGGATGCGGCATATGTGATGGAGGAGGTGGAGAGGGGATTGGTGGAGTATTGCGGGTATAAGCTGATGGATGGGATTGAGGTGAAGGCGGAGAGTAAAACCAGTAAAACATGGGGAGGACTTTGAGATGGGAACCAGCACAGATGGACAGATTTGTTTCGGTGTGATGTTCGAAGAGGACTATGAATTCCCGTGGTCTGATCGCGACGACGGTATCGAGGACTGGTGGCTTGAAGAGAGCGGATGGAAATACGACGGCGAGAATCCTTTCGACGCAGACGGCAACTTCGCTCCTGGATTCAAAGAGGACGACCCGCGCGTAGATGCATATTTCGATAGTCAGAGCAGCTGGAAGAAGTCCCACCCGTGTCCGGTCGTAGAGATCAACTACCAGTCCGGCGATTACCCTGCATACATCCTCGCCATTCCTGACAGCTTGCAGACTGCAAATCGTGGCAATCCGGTTGCGATCAATCCGGAAGAGCTGAGCGTGGACGGGAGTGCGATTGAGGCACTGAAAGAAGTCTGCGCCAAATACGATCTTAAATACGAAGGCGAACCGAGCTGGTATCTGTCGAGCTACTGGGGCTGATCGTGGCAGACACTACGATCGCACCCGTCCCCGTTCCCTCTGCCGCGCTCACTCGGCTTCAGTCCAACTGCGCCGCTCTCGTCACCCAGGCGAAGGCGATCACAGTCTCATCCGACGCCGACCTTGAAATTGCCGCCGCCCACCGTCAACGCCTGCGTGACGCCATCTCTGGGTTCGAATCTCTCCTGCGCCCGGGGATCAAAGAGGCGGACGCACTCCACTCCCGTCTCTTGGCTGATCTCAACGCCTATGTCGGCCCGCTCAAGTCCGCCGACACCGTCATCAAATCTCGGCAAGACGAGTACCAGACCTCGCTTATCCGAGCGCGGGAAGCTGAGGCCCGCCGGATCGCCGCCCAAGCTGAGGCCGATCGGATGGAAGCACTGGAGAGGGCGAGATTGGAAGCGGATATCCTCGGCGATGCGGAAGAGCTGGCGGAGGTAGAGGAGAGGATGGCCGCACCAAGTCAGCCGGCTCCGCTTCCTGTCATGTTCCGGGCGCCACAGATCGCCGGCTTGTCATCGCGCAAGGTTGGAGTCTACGAGCTGGTCAACGTGTACAAGATCGATCCCCAATTCCTCTACACCGCGATCCTTGCCGAGCTCGAAACCAAGGGTGGATGTGAGTGGCTGGACAAGAAAATCAAAGCGGCGATCAAGACGTACGGGTCGAAGGTGGTCGAGATCGTTGGCGAGGGATCGATCACATATGACTCCAAGGTCAGCACGGGGTCGAGATCGGCAAGGGGGACGGTATGACTCGGGATGAGATGCGCGTAAAGATGGCTGAATCGATGTCTGGCCTATTGGTGTGCGAGATGACCGAGCAAGCTAAAGCGTACTGGCTGAACAAAGCAATACTGGCGCTTGGCGCCATCGCCGTCGATCTCCCGTGCAATCCACCGCTTGAGCCGGAAGAGCAGCATCGAGATCAGAACGAATCTCTGCTTGCGGCTGCCGCAATAAATAACGAAGAAATCGCCCGCCTTGTCTTTGCCGGTCTGATCTCGATCAACACCGCAAGAAAGCGAGGAGCGGAGATCGCAAGAGAGGCAGAGTATCGAGAGTTTTTCGGACAAGGTGAAAAGCGCGATGTGCGGGGTGATGAGCGCCCGCCGACTCTCCGGGAATGCGCCATCCTACTCCTCGGATGCGCAACCGAATACGTCAACGCCAAGCCTGCCAGCTCGACCGATAAGCAGGCGATCGACGCGCTGCGGGACGCCCTGGTCAAGGCTGCACTCGAATTCAGACAAAGCGAGCTGCGTGAACTCGGATTGAACGATGCCGGCCGAGACGCTGCCGACCCGCTGCCCGATCTCACCCTCGCAGAGGAAAAGGTCGAAGTCCTCCTCTCCGATCTGGAGCTCGCATGCGACCAAGCGGGAATGTCCGCTCTATCGAAAGCTCTCCGCGATCTCGACTTCATGCGGTGTGTAGGGTTTGAAGACCGAGCATACCGCGCGCTGGCAGAGGAGGCGAGAGTGTTCCGGCTGGCGTGTGCGAAGGTCGTCAACAAGGCAGCCCGTCCGAACGCCAGCGCTTATTGCCTCATCTGCGGCTGCGTCTGCGATCGATGCGCAGTCAGCCACAATGGCGGACCACCCGCACATACCGAAGCTTGCCACAACCACAGGGAGGCAGTGAATGCCAGAACCACCAGAATCAAATCTGAGTGATCCGAGTGATCCGATCAACGCCGCCGACATCGACGCCGAAGTGAACGTGAACGCTGATTCCGATCCAATCAAGGAGACCGATCCCATGTCCCGAACCCGTACCGCGCCCATCACCCTCATTCAAGCCGCCCAGCTCACGGGTGCATCCACCGCCACGCTGACCCGCTACGTTGCCAATCCCGCCCACTCTGCCCGCATCTCCCCATTCATTGTCGGCGAGGGGAAAAAGCGGCGATATCTGCCCGGTGTCGTCGAAGTGTTCAAGGAAATCAAATCGGTCGCTAAGCCAGGGAGGCCGGCGGGTGGCGGAAATGAAGCGGCGAGTACGGGAGAGGCCAAACCCGGCGATATGCCCCGTCGCAAGGTTGGGAAGAAGCCAGGACGACGGCCGGCCGCCACTCTGCCCGCATTCACCCCAGGCGATGATCTGGCGAGGAGCGGAGGCATCACGTCAACCCATCACCATATGACTCTGACCGGCCGGATCGAGGCGCTCGAACTGGCGGTATCGGAGCTGAGAGAGAAACTCGGATGAAAGACCTCGGCACGCTCAAAGACCATGTCGCCGCTGTCGTACGTGAGGCGGTGAGCGCGGAGGCGTCCGGGCGAGATTGGGACTTCACTGGTGAACGTAACGCCGACATCTACGAGTGCACACCGCGAGTCGGCGACGCGCACGCTAGGCGCATCCCGACCGGCGGGCAACGTCTGACACTCAATCTGATATCTGATCCATACCCGCCCGCGATACTTGATCGATGGTGCGCGCGCGCCGGAGAGAAACAGATCGATGGCGGCGCACTGTGGCAGGTCGGCGTCCTGGTGTGGTCGACCGAGATGGACAAGGCGCCGAAAGATCACGAGCTGCTCTTTGCTTATCGATCAAAACGGTCTGGCGATGATGGCCCTGCCGTCGATCTGGCATACGGATATGCGACAGAGTGGGTGTTCTGCCATTCTCCGGCATTTGCTTGGTGTGAGATCCAACTGCCACCAGCTCTGTCGTCTATGGTGTCGGCCTGATGATCACCCCTGCTTCTCTCGGGCTTGACCCGGACACATTTCCCTCCTTTCGCCCTGGTCAGCTCGAAATAGCGGGGGATCTCGCCCTATCCTCTCTCCCCGTATCCAAACTCCTCGGCCCGTGTGGCTCGGGAAAATCTCTCATGTATCAGACCACTGCCCGGCTGATGGGGGGTCGGGCATGTTTCGTCACTCCGCAGAAGTCACTCCAAGACCAGATCATCCGCGACTTCCCCGACACGGCGGATATCCGGGGTCAATCGTCATACCCTTGCCCTCTCTACGGTAATTGTGAGATCGGGTCCGCGAACGAGTGCGGCCACAAACGTGCACCTATCGCCGACCCTGCCCGTTGCCCTAGAGAAGTGGCGATGGACAATGCACGACAATCATCATTGGTCGTATGCAATACCGCACTGTGGTTCACTCTGGGCCGGATGCGATCAACCCCAAATGAATCCGGCACCGTCCCCGCCGGCATTGGTTCATTCGATCTAGTTGTATTTGACGAGGGGCATCGACTCCCCGAATTACTCGCTGACTTTTGTGCGATCGAATTATTAGAACCCGAGCTCGAAAAGGTTGCCGACCTTCTTGTCCCATCGAACACTGGCACCCTATCTGTCTGGTCATCATGGGCAAGATCATCCCTTCCCCGTGTCAGCCAAGCGTATCAAAGCTCATCCAATCCGAAAGCGCGCACCCGATTAGCCGCCATCCATCGGGATCTGATCGAATTGGCCGGGGTGGCAGAGGATCGACTGACTCGCTGGATCTATCAATCAGATCGTGACGGGAAGCACACATTTACTCCGGTGTGGGGCAAGGCGTACACGTCACGACTACTTGTTCAGTCGACGCCGAGAGTATTGATTACCTCGGCCACACTCTTACCATCGGTGACAGATTACATTGGGATAAGCCGAGATGAGACGGAATATATCGAGATTGGGTCAACCTTCCCGATAGTCAATCGCCCGTTCATCTACGTCAATTCGGGAATCTCGCTCTCGTACAAGTCGACCTCATCTGACATCCGCCAAATCGTCGGCAAGTACGACCAGATTATCGACATGTGGCGAGGGTATCGGGGGCTTTATCACACGCAATCGCACAACTTGACTGAGCAGATATTAGCTTCGACTCGCAACCGTAAACGTCTCATTGCATATGGTCGGTTCAAAGGTGCCGACTGCGAGACGAGCCGGGAAGCACTCGACATCCTGCGCCGATCGATGACCAAGCCCGGATTCGTCACTTCTGCTCATATCGGAATGGTGTCAGACCCTCTCGTCATCGGCGCCGGACTCAAGGAGGGAGTCGATTTGCCGGGGAAATTGGGCGAATTCCAAATCATCGGGAAAATGCCCCTACCAAACAAGACATCCGATCCGGTCATGGCTGCCCGATGCGACGAAATCCCCGCCTACTATGATGATCAGATCGTGTCGCAATTGGATCAGATGCGAGGGCGGATAGTCAGATCGATCACCGACAAGGGGAGTACATATACCGGTGACGGGAATTGGCGATGGGTGAGGAAGAAGTGCAAGGGAGACGTGTTGCTGTGTGAGCGATGGATCAATGAGAAGGATCGGATACCGGGACCGCCAGAGGAGACGAGAAAATGACCGCCGAGTTTATCTCACTGAACATCTCGCAGAAATTTTCCGTCACCGCCGGAGAGGCCGAAGAATTACTGCCGCTTTATCGGAGCGTGATATTGCGATTCCTCCGTCAGCATGTTCAACCTGCCGACCTAGACGACGCTTGCCAAGAAGCCGTATGGTTGGCGTTTACCGAATCCTGGGAACGCGGCACAGCCGGTCATGTCTACTGTGCCAAACGTGCCGCGTTCAAGTGGCTGCACAATCAGATGCGATTACGAGACCGGCGCCAATCCGTCATCGAGTTGGACGACCGCCGCGTCGCAAAGAATGGCGGACCGGAACGTGTCGAATTGCGAGAGGTATGTGAGCGCATTGATTGTCTGCCAGAGCCGCAGAGGTCTCTCTTGATTGTTGCAGCGGAAAATGGGCACATCCCGGGCGATTGGCGAGAAGAGGCAGGATTATCGAAAGGCGAGGCGAATAAGCTCCTCAATGAGGCCCGCACGCTCTTGGGCGCTCGACGACAGAGGAGAAAGATTCGCGCTGAGGTGGTCCGATTGCTGCAAGCTGGGTGGCCGACAATTCAGATCGCTGAACGCTTCGGAATCAATCGCACGTCTGTTACCAACATTGCGGCGCAGGAGCACATCTGTCTCAGAGTTAATATTGGCGATCGGACCGGTTTGCGCTTGGCCCGTAATATCGGAGCACAGGATTAGAACATGAAGAAGACCACATGGCACATCGTAAGGACTGACTGGAAGCCAGGACCCGAGCCTTTTGCTTTTGGGCGCTTAGGATTAGAGCCGGAGTTGTTTGGGGTGATTGTTCCAGGCGAGCGGATAAAGGCAACTCGGGCTAATTATATTGTGGCCGCAGACGGGTCTCTCAGACGGACCGACAAAGTGCGCCGAAAGGACAAACAGACACGATGAGCTTTGAGGCACCGATCGAGCTTCGCAAGATTCTGCGCCGAACCCTCACGGGATTAGGCGGAAAAGTACCTCGGCGATCCATCTTTGCTGCCGTCTATGCACTTCATCGCGAGGCACACGGACTCGGATTGACAGAGCCGTGCCGCAGCCTGGACATCTTTCAAGACGTGGAGCTGGCACCCTACCCGGAGCTAGCCGCACTCGAAAGTCCAATGCTGTCCCTGATGTGGCGCGATCACGATTGTTTGGGTTGGACTTTCCAATGCCTCAATGATCCGGGCCGTGAAAAACTCGACAAGAGAATGGTCGACGGTGGCAAGATTGAACCGCACGAGATCTGCTGCAAGACACAGATTTTTACCGAGCGATACATGGTCGAATGGATACTCCAGAACAGTCTCGGTTTTACTTGGCTTTGCATGTGCCGGAAGCACGGGTGGACTCCCGACGCCGAGCCGACACTGGCAGCACTTGAAACTCGACGCATTGAATGGCGAGAACGTATGGATGTCGGGGCTGTTGCGCCTGATGAATTGATGCCGATCGAGAATGCATTAGAGGATCGGTGGAAGTACTTTGTGCCGCAACCATTCCCGGACGATGCAATCAAGAAAGCACCTGAGAGCGTACACAAGCTCAAGATCCTTGATCCCGCTGTCGGCCCGGGTGCCTTCATTTTGGCCGCTTACGATCACGTGGTATGCTTTTTACTTGAGCAGTGGAAACATGAGATCGCTGATCACGCACCGCTAGTCAACGAATTCGGCGATTCCTTCTTGCTCCACCTTCCGAACCTTGCCAATGCCGCCTTGTATGGCGTGGACCTTGATCCGGCCGTCCTCCCTCTGTTGCGCGCGATGCTCTATGCCAAGATCGAGAGAACCCATCGAATGCTCGGCAATGACTTGGCATCTTGTCCGCCTGTTAGCTTCTCGAATATTGTCGCTGCCCGACCCCTGCCCGGCACACTGCCCGAAGTCAAAGATTTGCAGCGAAAGCATCCGGATCTTCCTTTGCTCGACTTTTGGTCTGACACGCACAAACACGTTCCGGTCGTTGGGAGTCTGTATAAATCTGAAGTGTGGCCAGATCGAGATTCGATGCTTGATCTATTCGCCGATCGATTTCGGATCGACAATGAGAGTCAACAGCGGAGATTGGCGGCTTTGCGCGATCTGCTCGACAGGACAACTGCTAAGCATTCGATCGCTTGGGGCGGGAATAGGCGAGGACTAGCGGAGGAGATCGCGGAGATCCATGTTGCCATCGGGTCATTGACGAAATCGTGATCGATTCTCGCGCTCGTGTTATACTACTCTCCGCGTCCTCTTGAACGCAGAAAGGACTTGAATCGAAAGATGATCTCGCCGAGCAAATCCGAATCTGAATCCGATGAGCTGCGAGAACCATTCGCATCTGATCTCTCGCCTATCTCACTCGCCTCCCTCGCCGCTATCTACACCATCGGCGGCAACATCTCCCGTCTGACCATGCTTGACTATATGTCTCGGGCAGAAACCAGGACAGATCAACCCGCCCCGTCCGTCGCCGATCTCGCCATGATCACCGGACTCTCGACCTCTTCGACCTCGCAACACTTGGCCGGGATGAGAGCGGCGGGACTGGTCGAACACGTCCGGGACAATCAATTCCATCGGTACCGGCTCACATCCGATCATGGGATGAGGGCGCTGGCCGAGTATCTGATTGCACCACTTGCAAAGTAAGCACCAGTCAAATTGAATTTCGTGCCCCTCTCGGCACAAAAGAAAGGACCACCCCTTATGTCAAGTGTCTTCCGTCCCAAGCCCGGCATGATCTTCTCTGGCCTCCCTGTCCTCGGGGAATATTCCGAGGGAGGGGGATTCGGCCCCATCGGCGACTTCCGCGGCAAGATCATCGCGTCTGGATTCCAGATCGATCGCCGCGTATCTGACCCGCCGAAACCCGACCAAAACCTCGCCTATCACCTCGGTCTTTATCTCCAGTTCCAGGTGTACGAGCTCCTGGACGAAAAGGAAACGTGGGAGATGGAGCCGACCAAAGGCATCTTCGACCTCATCCTCAAGGTGGGATCGCTACAATACTTCTACGCCTTCAACGAGTGGATGCCCGGTACCGGCGCTCTGGCCAATCAGTACGTCCCCGGCTACCCTGTCCTCCCCGGCGTCACCCCGGACAAGGCGTTCGCCATCCTCGATCTGCTCCATACCGGGTTCTCGGGCAACAAGGATACCGGCGCCGGATTCCAGCTCATCTCGTGGGACATCGACGGGGCGGACGGCAAGAAGATCACCGGACGGGAGGCGAACGAAACCACCCGCGGCCGCTGGTACACCGAGCGCCCCGGAGCCGGCGGGAAAAAGATCAATAGCAAGTCTGGATATGCCCGGTTCGAAGCGGCGTCAGTCCTCAACATGACAGGCGCTCACTCTGACCGTCTCATCGTCATGCCCGGCAAGGGCAAAGACGCGAAGGACCACATGGCGTTCGATCTCAACGCACTCAGCCCGGTCGACGGCATGCCGTATGGTGCGGACTATTTCGTCGGGATCGCCGGGCTCTTCGGATTCGCCAAGGAAGGGTTTACGACGAGCGACGGCAAAGTGGCGGAGATGAAGTCGATCTATATCCACACCATTGATGAGTGGAGCACGAGCGCCGGAGCCGATGCGACCACGACCACGAGCTCGACGCCCGCCAGCTCGCCCAATGCCCCTGCCAGCCCGTCTGCCGCGTCCATCTCGTCTGCCGCACCTTCCGCCGCCTCTACCTCATCCATCAACACCGCAGATCCGATCTACGGCCCGCTGACCGACGCCATCTGCGCCTATCTCTACACCCAACCCAGCTACACCGCTTTGACCCCGGCAGTGCAAAAGCCGGCGATCCAGGGGGCGTTCCCTGACACTCTGCCCGACTTCCGCAAGCTCCGGTCCGCTGCTCTGGCCATGATGGTCGAATTCGCTGCCGCGGGTGGGATCGCCGGACGGGCCGTGTATGACCCGGCAAAGAAAACGTACACCCTGACCCGCGAGGAGGCGGACAACCAGGCGCTGATCGGGTAGACGCCCGTCGCCGCATCGCTCATCTCGTCTGTCATCGTCAAAGGAGACCATCTCTCGTGAACGTTCGCCCGTGCCACTCACTCCCGCCTCTCTCTATATCCGATGCCAATGATCGGCCGGCGGGCGTTCACGCATCAACATTAATCTATCGCCTGTGCACCAAGCTCGGCCACTTCGACCCATCCATGTCCGGCCCGATCCCCGACCGCAACCGGCTCATGGGACATGCGTTTGAATCAATCATTGCCGAGGCATATAAGAGAGAGAACCCGGGCGAGTTTGTCCACAATCCATCGATCCATTGCCTGGACAATCCGAGTAATCTGAATGGTCCCGGCGTCTATATCACCCCTGATCTGGTCTGGGTCACCCGTCAATCATGCGTGTCGGTCAAGTCGACGTGGGCGAGCGGGACGAGTGAACCCGGCAGTGCTAAGTTCTGGTATTACGAAACCCAGCTCAAGGCCGAGCTATACGCTCTTCGCCAAGTCTTCTCTGGCCGAGCGTCTATCCGGATGAACGGGACGAAGGAATGGAAACGTTATCCAGTCAAGCCAGCCGGTAAATCATTCCTGACTGGATATCTGGTCGTGTTATTCGCAAGTGATTGGAACAAGGAAAGAGAGTGGCCGAGCGGGTGGGAGTATGATTTCTATCCCGAAGAGCTGGAGTCGACGTGGATGATGATGATGAACGAACGGACAGAGGAGGAGAAGCATGTCAGGGACTAATGTTGGAAAACGAGAAGCAATCCCCAGCGGCGTCGGTCAGTTTAAACTGTATCTGCGAGAAATGACATCGGCAGTTCATGCGGCGAACAAAACTTGGTGGCATGATCCGGCAACCGGGGAGCCACTTCAACGAAATCGCGGTGAGATGATCATGCTCATGGTTTCCGAGCTGGCAGAAGCGATGGAAGGAGAGCGCAGAGGCTTGATGGACGACCATCTACCGCACCGCAAAATGGCAGAAGTCGAATTGGCCGATTGCATCATCCGAATTCTTGATTATGCGGGTGGTTTTGGTTTCGATCTTGGCGCTGCGTTCGAGGAAAAAATGGTATTCAATCGGGAGCGCGCCGACCACAAGCCGGAATCGCGTCTCACCGCACACGGAAAGAAGTGGTAGCAGAATTATGGGTATTTCTGTCTCATCTGCCGGCAAGTCCGCCTCCACCACATCCGCCGCTGCATCATCCGCCTTCTCGCCCTCTATCTCTACCTCTGCCGATGCCACCGCACTCCTGGACGAGCTATTCTCCACTTCCGCTCTCGGCACCCCTGTTGACGGGTCGGATTTCGTCATCCTCGACAAGCCCAACCCATATTACGTTGCCCTGGTCTATGGGTACGGTGGCGAAGGCAAGACATTCTTCTCGTGCAATGTGGACGGGCCGGTGTGGTTGCTTAATCTGGATGGTCGCGCTGAGGATACCGTGCGCAGTCTCATGGCGGGTGGGCCGTCGTGGCCTCGACGGGACATCCGATTCCTCCGGTCCAATTACCCTCTCGACATCCTCGAAATGGAATACGATGCGGCCAAACAAATCGCCCAGACCGTTCTCGCTCGGTTCAAGCGCAATTTCAACCTCGCATGTAGATCCGGCGGTCACATCGTCATCGACACCGTAGACGAGTTGCTCCTCCTGATTAAACTTGCTGTCCGCGGTCGCACCGATCGCCCTCTCGGCACCAAGGAAGACAAAGGGGATTACGGCAAGTCCGACGCACTCATTAACGATTGCCTCTGGTATTTCTCCAACAAGGTCAGAGAGCAGCGACAAGCCAATCTCGTCCTCATCTCTCGCGCCAAGCAAGAGCGAGAAGGCCGAGAGCTGACCGGACGGAATGAGTACACCGCGCACCGGATATTTTTTGATGCAGTGGATTGGGCTGTAGAGCTCGCACTGCTGTCCCCGCGTGAAGTCATGGCCGATGGCGGCGGCAACCTCTCCCCAATGCAGATCATCAACGCGGGGAATCAGGGCGGCCGATTCTCAATCGAAGTGGCGAAGTCGGGGTGTGCGCTCGATCAGATGGGGAAGAGCTATAAACAGGCGGAGTGGGAAGAAGCGGGAATGAGTGCGATAGAGTATTGTGTATCCCGGCTCAAACGGCAGGAGACAAGCGCCGAGACTCTGCCCGGATCAGTGGACGATTGGATCAATCAACCGTAAGCCGTAGAAGGAGGTCAAAGGAGACCAAACCCATGCGCTTCAACGTAACAGACGAAACCCACACCACCATCCGCGGCACTCACACCGTCAGCCGCTCATCTTTCTCGTTCGCCGGGAAGGCCAAAGAGCTGGCCAAGCTGCTCGACATCATTGACGACGCCGACGACCACGACTACGACCGCGACCATTGCCATCATCATCGCCGTAACCCCATCACCGCCATCGAGTTCCGTGTCTTCGGCCCGATCAAATCCGTCGCCGATCTGCTCAAGTTTTGCACGCTCACCTCACTTTCTACAGGAGAAACTTACACCATGAATCTCACCCCCGGCCAGCACATCACCATCACCGCCACCCCGATCCGTCGCGATGGCACCCCCGCCACCCTCGCCGATGTTCAGTCCCCCACTTGGACCCTGACCCAGCTCGCCGACGACGGGTCCACCCTCTCCGACTTCGGCAACCTCTCCAACGGTGGTGCCGGTACCGAGGTCAGCGGATCGATCACGTTCTCGTCCGACACCCCGGGCGGCGCCGTCACCGCTTTCGTCCGATCCGACGCCACTGCCAGCCAGACCATCAACGCCCGGCTCACCTTCACGTGCGATGTCGATATCTCTGACGATCCGAGCGCAGTCAATGAGGTGTCGGGGAGCGTCGATCTCGTGCTGTCGGTGGTGGTGACTCCGCCGGTCGACACCAACCCGATCGAAAGCGTCAAGCTGGACGTGAGCGAGCCGCAGAGCTGAGCAGTCGACCCGAGCCGATCTGATGCCTGCCGGGCGTTCGAAAGGATGTCCGGCATTTTCTGGAGACCTTATGATGCCACTGATCTATCTTGCGTGCCCATATAACGATCCCGATCCGGCCATCCGTATTGCACGATTCGAAGCGGTTAATCGAGCCGCCGCCTACTTCATGGCGAAGGGAGAGTACGTCTTCTCCCCGATATCCCACACGCACCCAATCGCGATGGCGGGTGATCTGCCACACGGGTGGGATCATTGGCAAGGGTACGACCGGACGATTCTCAGCGTGTGCCATAAGCTGTACGTCCTCCAGCTCGCCGGGTGGGATAAGTCGGTCGGTGTTGCCGGTGAGATGCAGATCGCGGCAGAGCTGGGCATTCCTGTTTTCTTTGTTGACACGGACCCGGAAGTATTCGACTTGATTGTGACCACGGCAGTCATCGCGTGATGACAATCTATATCGATTCCGCCGCAGGATCGTCCGCACTCCTCTCTCTGCCTCCTTTGGCCGGGTTTGCTCAATCATGTCAGCTCCCAATCCCGCCCGCGCCATTAGCCGAGTCTCGGGCCGACGTCATGTTCGAGGCGAACGGGCCGGACGGATCAACCCTACTATTCGGGTTCGAAGTCGCCAAATTAACAGAACTAATCACCAAGATTGAAACCGGGCGGCTCCAGGGTACTCAGCTCCCCGGACTGTTGGCCATATACGATATGCAATGGTTGGTCGTTATTGAGGGTGATCACCGGCCCAACCCCGACACCGGCATATTCCAAGTCCGGCGTAAGATAAATGATACGTGGCAATGGATTGATTGGAAGCCTAAGAACCGGCAACGCACATTCTCTTGGTCGTACCCGTTTAATTTTCTCGCCTCTCCGGAATTCTTACGTCTGGGTGTACATTTGATAATGCTGCCGAATGAATCAACGGTCGCACACTGGCTGTTCAACACCTATCATTTGTGGCAGAAACCATATAACGGTCACAAGTCAATGAGGACGTTAGATCGGTCAGGGGTTGGGCTGCCGACTTCGACGTCATCCGGACCGTTTGCCGGCTTACCTGATCCTCGTATGCGTGATCCACGATTCGCCCAGCGTGTTGCCACCGCGGCCAGTCTTCCCGAGATCCGATTCGAGCGAGCCTTAGCCATGGCGGAGGCGTTCCCCACCGTACAAAAGATGATCAATCCAGCCTGTACGTGTGGTGGTGGCGATGTCGAGGATGATGAGCGGGCGTGGGCCGAAGTCAAGACGAACGGGCGGCGGGTCGGAAAATCGATCGCTAAGAAGATTGCGGAGGTGGTGAGATGATCAGCGAGCGATTAGACCTTGATCTTTCTCCTCACACTCTCCGCCATAATATCTGGCGCGCGTGTCTATCTGCATCGCATCAAGAGATCCACGATGGGATGTCTTTCTATCCCGGCGCACATTACATCTGCATGCTTTACTCTCGGATATTCCGCGTGTCGGTCGATCAAGTGGCCGGGATCTATGCCGCACTTTCCCCGCTCAACACTTGGGGCACGAACGTATCAAACATTGCCGATGTGCTCCGATGGGCTAAGAATCCGATCCGCGCCCAGCTCGCGGCCGGCGGGCTGCTCTTCCATTATCTCAAGGTCAACACGCCGAAAGTAAACCGAGCTAAGGCCATTCGCATCGCGCGAGGAGAGAAACCGCTCGATGTGTTGCACGGGTCAAAGGTTCGAGCGTTCTACCGTGGGATCGCCAATCCAGACGACCACAAACCCATCCCGGTCGATCGCCACCTATTATGTCTGGCACTCGGGGTCAAGATCCTCGACAATGTCACATTATCTAAGACGGCCGGATCACGAGAGGTCTATGTTGCGGTCGAGAAGGCGTACACCCAGCTCGGGCGGCGGGAAGGACTCGGCAATAGGCTGGCCTCGATTGCTTGGTTTGTTCAGCGCCGGATTATTAATGAGCAGATCCCACTGGTTTATTCGTGACTGCCATCGCCGATATCCAGCTCTGTTGTGGCCGGCCAATGCGCGCACGCAACACCAGATATCTATTCTGCTCTGTCTGCCTGTCAACCGGATACCCGCCTGGCATTCGCCTGATCCGCACACCGAATGGATGGGATCTGGCCGACCGCGCCACGATTGGACTTAATGTCTGGGTTGATCATAAATCTCGCCGCTGCGTCACACTCCACCCTCGCCACCCATACGCCAATTCCGCCGGCTATCAACGCCTGGCCCGGTTTCTCATTGCCGAGAGTCTGGGATACTTACCGCGTTCGGATGAGCACACCCACCACCGCAACGGCATATCCGATGATTCTCTCGGCGCATTAGAGCTCGTGGCGGTCGAATATCACGGACGAATCCACGCTTCCGCCATCTATGTCGGACGGGGGGAAGATGGCCGGTTTATCTCTCTTGATCCGCCCGATCCTCCGCGAGAACTAGACTGGCCGAGGTATGGTGCTATTCTAGGGCGAGCAGCAAAAAGTGATAGATTAGGATAGATTGCTCAGATCGGAGATCGACTTGGCGTTTAAATCGTCCGCTCGTCCACCATGCCGACATGTTGTTATGTATTCCGGCGGCATCGGATCGTATTGTGCGGCTCGTAGAGTGATCCAACGGCGTGGAATCACTGAAACTCTCTTACTGTTTACTGACACTCTGGGTGAGGATTCCGACCTATACAGATTCTTGGTGGAGACTGCACTCCAGATCAGTGGATTATCACGACCGGATCTAGTTATCCGAGCTGCCTCACTTCCCCCTGCCAGGGAAGAGAAGTCCAGATTAGAAGCTATAACCGTTTTGCGTATTGAAGTATGCTCTTGCATTCCACGTTTAATCTGGCTGGCAGAAGGGCGAACGATTTGGGATGTCTTCCGGGATGAACGATTCCTGGGCAATTCACGCACAGACCCTTGCTCCAAGATTTTGAAGCGGGAGATGGCCGATAAATGGCTGCGAGAAAATTGCAGGCCAGAGTCGACCCGTGTCTATGTCGGGATCGATTGGAGTGAAGAGCACCGTTTCACCGGCTTGCGTGATCGTCGATATCCGTGGATCTACGAAGCCCCGATGTGCTCAGCTCCATATCTGACAAAGAATCAAATGTTCGAAGAGCTGGCCACTGACGGTATCGCACGTCCGGGCCTGTATGATCTCGGATTCTCGCATAATAATTGTTCCGGCGGGTGTGTCAAAGCCGGCATTGGGCACTTCACCAATCTTTACCATAAACTCCCCGACGTGTTCGATGAGTGGGAACGCCGAGAAGAAGAGATGCGGCAGTTTTTGGGGCGCACGGACATCTCAATTCTTCGTGATAGGCGGATTGGAGCCGACAAGACACTGACACTTGCACAACTCCGGCACCGCATCATGGCTGGAGAAGAAATCGATCGCTTTGATATTGGCGGTTGTGGATGTTTCGCGGATTCGTGATCCAAAATGATCGATCCGGTACAACCGAAACTCAGTGATCCATCCGCCACCAGTGTATCCGCATCCGGTATGTCTGGTGGCGTCTCTGCCGGAGAACCGGGCGCGCGCATCCTCACTTTCGCCCGCCTCCCTTCCACCTCTCCGCCCGATCCCGACTACATCGACCCATCCACATTAACAATCGACGCCGATCTCTCCTCTCTCCTCTCATCCGAACCCGTCCGCAAACGCTATTCTGCTGGCCGCTACATCCAAGACAAAAACGTCTCCCTCCGCATTCCATCCTATTCGGCCGAGATGTCACGTATTGCCGGCTCAATCCAGCATTACGCCCATTCCCCTGTCGGCATCGGCACCATTGCCAGCCTCGCAATGCACATCGGGTGTCTGCACATGGCCAGATGGGAGAGCATAAAACGACTGGCCGCACTGGTTGATGACTTTCACCGGGATCAGGCCAAACTATCCGAGCTGTCCATCGAGATCAAAGACCATCTCATTCAAGTCGTGCAACCCAGGGAGCTGCCAACGAATACCCGGTCGTTTACTGTGCCGATATTCGTGTCGGATGCATTGGGCGATCTACACAAACGCGGATTTCATGGTGCTACGGATGGCACGGTGGCGAGCTATGCCATGATGATCGTTCTGGCTAATCAGACAGATAGGTGCGTTAATCCGAGCGACAGGAAGAAGTTGCTGAGCCGTGCCCGCGAGCTGGAGGTCATGTTAGAGGTTAAGGTGTTGATGCTGGAGGAGGCGATGCGGAGGGTGCGGGAGATCGAGGAGGGGGGCGGAGAGGCGAGCAAGACGCCCAGAGGAGAGGACGACGGGGGATGACGGGTAGACTCCTCTGACTTACGCTCTATTCCTCCGGTTGACAACCGCCTAGCGATGCGCCTATTCTGGTCTCACCATGAGAACCGGGAACCGCGCAATCATCAACCTTAGGTCTACCCGCCGAGTAGCACCCTCGCACACTCATCCTCAAGACGTACCCGTCCAATCTGGCCGATCCGAGCGATCCGGCCTGTCCAATGTGCGCGGTTCCCGGCCTCCCTTACTTGTCACAGTTTACGAATCACTCACCGAATCCGAGCGCCGGGCCTATCGTGCCGGCGGTGGGGAGCTGCCGAAATGAATCAACTTGTCATCGCCCTATCGTTCCGGCCGGATGACATTACGATCGGAATGGGCACTCAGCCAGGTCGATCCTGACGATGCCGAAAGAGAGTGGAGATCACGTGGCGCCGATCGCCCGGGCGGACTGGTGTATGGCTCGGATGTCCTCCTCTATCACCGATACATCCGTCGCGGAGTTGTCGAGCGCTGGCACTTGCTCGGCGTGTGGAAGGACGTGGAATCGGCCCTGGATTCGATCGATCCAGGCGCTGCCCCACAGCACCCTCTCCTCATTCTTCGCTGCCGAGAGGACGAAGAATCGGCCGGCCGCGATAGCGAGATCCGCGCATACGAGGCGGGTATCGAGGCTGAGTCTGCTGCCCGCCGAGAACATGACGCCCGATCCGCAGCCGCCTTCAAAAAGCTCCACTCCGGCTCGGATGCCGGCCGCGAGCTCTGCGACAAATGGACGTCGATTACCCGATTCATGGCGACCGTGTCAGACCTGATCAAGTCGCTCTACTCTGACCCCATTTTCCGCCCAATCTACGACCAGATGATGAACGCTGACACCGTCCCAACCAAGCGCAAACACCTCCGCTCGGTCATTGATTGGCTAATGCTTAACAAAGGAATCACTTTCGACCTGTCCGGAAATGTACTCATTCGGAAGCAGGTGAGACTCGGGAAGTAGTAGATGACCAGTCAAGCATTAGGACTAACAGCGTCTTATCGGTCTCGGAGAGTGCTACAGTCAATGATTATCGGAAACGTACAAAACTCTAACAATTCACGACTGGAGCGTAAGTGGTACGGGCCGGGTTCCGCAGATTACGCGGTATGTCGATGTGGACGGTTAGTAGGCTAGTGTAATGCGGGAAGACGCCCTATTGGTATAAGAACTACTTATAGGTAATGGACGGGTCCGGCGCTGCGGTAACCTTTGAATACAGAAACGAGGAACATAATGAGTCAAGAAAAAGTCGAGAGTCCTCCCTCTGTCCGCTCTCGCGTGCTGATTGCGGCTGAGCGTGTCGTCGATCTCGCCCGTGCAGAGACCGTGGATGAGAGCTTGCGCGGCTCCGTCACCCATTGCCTGGACATGGACAGGGCGTATGCCGATCTTCTCGCCGCGGTCGCATTCGTCTTACCTCGTCCGCGCCAAATCCCGTCCAAGGCCACGATTTGGCGTCGTCTCGATCTCGTCTCGATCATCCGCGAGCTACTGCCGAGTCTTCCACCGCGATTCACTCGCAATGATGTCCGAGCGGCTCTGGCTGAGCGTGGACACACGGCCGACCCGGAAACCCTTCGTCAAGCGTTGTGGGACACGCCAGATATCGCCGTTGGATCGCCTGCGCACGGGAAGGGGAGCCGTCCGACGATTTTCATCCGCAATACTCCAGAAGGAGATGAGTCATGAGCGATCAAGTCGAGAGTGATCAGAGTGAGCCGCGCAAAGCCGGTTGTCTCTGGTGTCGCACGCCGACAGACGACCCAATGCGGATCTGCTCCGAGTGTCGCGAGCAAGGGTATGTCAATGCAGAGGAGATGATCGGTGTCGTGCGAGTGACAGCGTTCGCCGAGAGCGCGCCACGTGTTTCTGCCGCGCCTATCCCCCAACACCGCATCCTCCGCGTCCTCGAATACGTCGGCACTCCTGACTTCATCCGAGACGCGGTCGACCGGCGCACGGTCAAAGGACGACACGAGATCCGAGGAAACCCACGAGACGGACGGTCGAATGTCCACGGATATATCCAAGAGGCGATCCTGGGCGAGACGGCGGAAGTAGTACTCGGCAGCAGAGCCGCGTCAGCAGGAGACCTCAAAGCGATGGATGTGATTCAGCGCGCCGCCGCCAAGCTTGAAGGTGAGGAGTTCCACACTACCGGATGGCGGGGATTTGATGGCACGCATGGGATGGCGGCAGGCAGTGCAGACGACGTTGACGATGTCGGTAACGCCGAGATTTACCGTTGGATCGACGCTTCCGAGTTGCAGGAATTCCGTCTGACCTCGCGCGGAATTGAGCAGCGGGACACGGCATATGCGCCCGCCGGTCAGATTCCAGAACCCGACGAAGCTCAGCCGTGGTCATTGCTGACGTTCTATGGCAAGCCGGCGCCACCTCTATTCATCCAAGCGATCCGGGCGCTTGTTGGCCACTGCACTGCCGTTGGTGAGGCTGATAATTTCGTGGCGACAGATCTTGGCGAACGTGTCCGAGTTGCGATCGAGGTAGACGGTCCGATCTCACAAGAGACCGCCGAAGTATCCGGCAAGCTGGCAGAACACTTGCGGAAAGCGGTTGTTCGCCGCTTGTCGCGAGAAGAGAGGGCGTAATGGCCTTCCGCTCGAATCGTTCCCGCCCCGGCAAATGGGAGGCGACCGCACAAGCCCGGCACGCCCAAGCGACACGGGTTGGCCCTGCTGAGCATGATCATGACCACGGTGCCGGCTGCGAGTGCGCGTGCGATATGACATCATCCGACACCGTGTGCCCGTGCCGCCTCCCTTTCGACCCATACGACGAGCCGCTGATCTTGTCCGACGCCGACCGCTACTCGTGGGAGATGGACGCATTCTCTGGCCCGCCCCGCCCCGCTGAGACATCGGACGACAGGGTAGGAGGTCTGCTAGGCCCTGGGTTGTATTGGGCGCGTACGGTCGATTCTGTGGCGTCCGGCATCTATCTTGCCCACCATATCGGCACCCACTCCCGCCCAGCCGGTATGTCCGCCCTGTTTCGAGCGCTGGAATCCGGGCGCCTGACCTTCGACACCGACGACCATCTCCTGTCCTATTCCCGCCTATCCCCGTGCGAGTCGATGCGCAACCCAAACCACGGGCAGCGGTTTCCTGGCTCATCCATCCCGGGCGACATCGACCCACACGCATCGATCGACGACCTGTCTACCGCACTCGGGCCGGATGTCATGATGTATGTCGGGTCGTTTGTCGAATACCATTTCCCGTTCCGCATCATCACCAACCACATTCCGACTATCGAGCGGATGGACATATTGACCTTGCCTATCCGAATTGAGATCGACAATCGAGGATCTCATCTATACCCTCGATGGCGGCTGATGGTCGATGGCGTGGTGATTATTGAATCGAAGGCGAAGAAACCTGACGGACTCTTCCCGTTGCGAGATGAGCTGCTAGACGATGCGACGGGGAATAAGGCGACCGCGCTCCGAGATGCATCACTTCGCCGTCGTGACGGTTGACAACTCCACTCTTCACCCGCTACCATCTACGCCAATGTCCAAGCGCGCCCAATCCGTCCCCACTCGCCGTCGCCGCCCGATTGCGCTCCGGCCCAAGCCAAAGTCGAAGTCAAAGTCCAAGTCGAAGTCCGGCAAATCCGGTCGATCCGCTCGCCATATGACCCCCCGCCAGTCCGCCGTGTACGAGCTCTACCGCCGGCTTGGGGTCAAGTCCGAAGTCGCCCGAGCGCTCGGCATTACCCCTCAGGCGGTCGGCATGATGGTCAGCCGGGCGATGTCCCATCTACCCCTAGTCTGTCCTGGGTGCCATCAAGCGGCAGTCATTGACAGATCGGCCAGAGCTGGAGACGTGTGCGCTGGGTGCATGCTGGACGTCGCCAATCCGGAGATTGATCCGAAATGAGATCCGAAATGAGATCCGAAATGAGGTCGTGCAGTCTAAGGCAAGCCCGGATCAATCAAGCCGAGCGAGTCAATCTCATCGCCTTTTCGGTTCTTGTTGCTGAGCCGACCGGTGCGGCATCTATTCAAGAGAGCGCATTTCGATCCGAGCTACTCCATGCTCTGACTTGTGGCCCGTGCGCATGCGGCAAGACTGATGGCGACGCGGTAGAAATGCGGGCATCGATCGGAACACGGTGCAACGTATGCATGCACGCTGAGCGGATGAGCTGCATTTCACGACGGATAAATCGATGAGCGACAACCCGACACCGGCACCGATCATCCATCCATGTTGCGGGTGCTCTTGCTCTGTCTGCGCGATCGAACACTCTATCGGCAGTCACACCCAGGCATGCGAACGCCGTCTACTTCTTGAAGACTGCGCTGACAATGGCCATCGCTTCATGATTCGAAGCTATGACTGTTCGGCCGACGCTGTGACTTGCGAAACCTGCCATATTGTCGAATCGGCCACACGATTAGGATTGAATTTCTCTGAGGTGTCCGGACCGTCCGGATACATCGTCAAGATCACACCACCAGATTGATTTCCTCTATTTTGCTGCAAAGGAGACCCTCTCATGCCCACGTATGGTTCCGGCGATTCCACCATCACCACCAAGGCCCCGCGCGACGTCTATCAAGTTATCGATCCCAAAGACCTCGACTCCATCGACGTTGGGAACAATATCCGCCATGCCATCCCCGAGACCGGCCCCAATTCGATCGAAGAAATGATCCAAATGCTTGCCGACAACCCGATCGGTCAGCAGTCCCCGGCAATCCTGGTCAAAAAGCCGGATGGTGGATTGCGCCTGCTCGGTGGTCGGCGTCGGCTCGAAGCGATCAAGCGGATTCGGGACAATTTCGACGAGCTGTCGGTCATCCACGGATTCACTGCGCCGCTCGGGTTGCGATATGTGATCTATGATGCACCGCAGTCCGAATGGCTCAAGGTCATGGTGCAGGACAACGCCCATAACCCCCTCTCCTACGCTGACCAGGTCGAAGTCGTCCGCCAGGCTCGTAAATCCGACATGTCCGACGCCGAGATTGCCAAGCTCCTTCGCGTCTCAGAGGGATGGATTACGCACACCCTGTCCAAGCTCTTGTCTGCATCCCCAGCGATCCTGGACCGGTTGCATGACGGACGCATGACTATGAAAGCCGCCCAAGCCAGTCTCACTCTGACCGACGAGGAGATCGAGACCCTGTTCCGCGAGCATGCCGAGGAGGAGACAGCAGAGGTCGCCCGGATGCTGGCAGAGGCGACGGCGGAATTGCCCGTCGACGATTCGATGAATAAATCAGCGGATGTAGAGGAGGGCGACGATATCAGCCGTGGTGATGGCGCCGATCACGCTCCAGGTGGCGACTCTGCTCCTGCCGACGCGCCCAAACGTCCCCGTGGCCGGCCGAAGTCTGACAATCTGAAACCCAAGCCCGCGCCTAAGACAACGAAGAAGCCCGGCAAGGGTAATGCTCCTGCCTCTGTTCGCAAGCTCGCTGCCAAGATCACTGCTGCTGCTGCTGCCAAGGGTGCCGGCAAGGGGTTGGCAGTCCCGCCCGTCAAGATGAAGGAGCTGCTCGATCTCTGCCAGCTCTTGATGTCCCCGCACAAGCACCCTGAAACTGGCGAGGAGCATGACTCGGTGCCGCTCGCCTATTATCTCTATTGCGCTTTGACTCGCGAGCCTGGGTCGTCTGGCCATGTCAACACTGTGGCCGATGTGATCTATCAGTGGGATGAAATGAGCAAGTCGAAGTGGCCGGATGAGGATGAAGATGAGAGTGGGTCGGATATCGATGACGATGGTGAGGGAGAATACGTGTTGGACGAGAATGGGGAACCGGTGCCGGCATGAGCATCGACACCCAATATGCTTATCTTGCCCGTTCCAAGGAGTCGCATTTATCGACTGTCACTCCCCGTGTCGCACGTTTGCTCAAGCGGGCGTGGGGGTTGCCGTACGAATCGGAATCCGGCGACGCCATCGTCAAATCTCCATCCCGGGTATGCGCAGTGAAGGCCATGTGCTTGGAGTGCATGGGGTATGAAGCCGGTGCAATCGATGCCATACGTGACTGTCAATCGGTAGCGTGTCCACTCCATGCCGTGCGCCCATTCCAGGATGCCAAGCTCGCCAAGATCAAGGCAAGACGTGAGCGGATCGTGCCACTCGGGATGAAGCGGAAGACGTAGGATACGTAGGATAAACGCAGAACCAAACGAACGAACAGAGCAACGGAGATCTCTTGATATGAAATGCGATGTGTGCAAAGTCGACAACGGTAAGCGGTCACGGTGCGCGATATGCAACAAACTCGTGTGCTCCAAGTGCGCGAGCGGCGCAAAAGCAAAGAAAGGAGAAGTGTCGATCTGCTGTCCGTGTGCGAGTGTGCGCGCCAACGGCAAGACAGAGCTGGTGGCCGACCGTTCGCCTGCTTCCCGTGTGCCAGGGCTGATCGGACTCTCTGTCAGTCTGTCCGACACCCGTATCGAGTCCAAGGTGTTCAAGTCGATTCGCCGTGATCTCAAGGGCAACAAGAGCACCCGTCCGTATGTGCCGCAAGGTCCAGGCCGCATCTTCGCCACCACACACGGCCCACGTATGGACATGGGCAACCGTCACAACCATCGGACGAATGGCGGCGACGCGCTGCACGTGTATACCGACTGATCGAGCCGAGCTGTCCGTGCCTCCTCGCCCTCTCCGCCTCTGCTCTACCCCCGGGTGCCCGTCCATCGTGCACTCGGGGTATTGCCCGTCATGCGTCACCCGTCGCGGAGCTCGCACAGTCAAACTCAGCACACCCACACCGACTCCAGACAACACGGTAGGCCCCGATACGTCGTCTGTCTTGCCGTCCAAGTTCACCCGCAACCATACCCACAAGCCCTTCTACAACTCATCAGCCTGGCGCTTGGCTCGATCCGAATACATCATCGCCCACCCCATCTGCGAGATCTGCCATCGCAAACCGTCACGCGAGGTCCATCACGTCAAGTCGATTGAGGAGTATCCGGAGCTAAAACTCGATCCGACTAATTTCCAGGCGACATGCACACCTTGCCACAGTCGGGAGACAGTCCGGGTTGACGGCGGGTTCGGCCGGAAGAGGGCAACCGAATGAATCAAGACGCGAAGCCGCTGAGTATCAATTGGGAAGATCAGCCTCTAGGCAAGATGCCGGATGCGTCTCTGGCTAAGCGAATCGGATGTTCTCTTGCGGCAGTGCATCGAGCACGGCGCCACCGCGGCATTAGTGCGTTTCAGCCGCAGAGATTCAAGCGGCGCGAGGAGTCAGAGCCGCTAGATCCGGCAATCTTGGGCACTGACTACGATCACGTGATCGCCAAGAGGCTCGGGCGAACGACGTACGAGATAAGACAAGCCAGGAAGAAGCACGGTATTGAGATCCGTAGATTTCAAACGGAAGTTCTGCCTGGAGATAGCGAAGAGGACAGATTGCGCAAGCGGCTGGCTCATTGGACTGTGCGTGACGAGAAGACAGGCTGTCTCGTGTGGGTTGGACGGTTGGACAAAAGTGGGTACGGGCAGTTGCGATTGCACAATAGTCAAATCCTGCCAGGTAAAAAACAAACTAAAGCCCACAGACTTGCGTGGGTGTTATCGGGCAGAGCATTCGATCTTGAGAAACCTCTCATCTGTCATCGTTGCGATAACCGAGCATGCGTCGAGGTGAATCATCTGTTTGCGGGTTCAAAGTTGGATAACGCGCGCGACATGGCAGAGAAAGACAGAGGCGCGCGGAGCAAGACCGGCCTTCCGCGCGGAGTAAGGCCGAACGATTATGAGGACGGCACGAGATCATTCAACGCAACTATCCGGATCGGAGGGAAAAATATATCTCTTGGCTCGTTCGAGACCGTTGCCGAAGCGTCGTCCATATATCAGCAAGCGAGAGCTATCAGGAGCAATAGCGGTGACGACGGTCTAGATGGTGTTATCGCGCTGCGGGAAGAGAACAGAAAGCATCGAATATTCCGTTGTTGCTACTACGGTGAGGATGGGGCCAGGTGCACCTCGATCGCCAGCGTGTGGTTAACGGCGAAAGGGAAGAAGCACCACAGCGGACCTCTGTGCGACAAGCACGTGAGCGCAGTTGAGCTAGATTTGATCATCGATACTGAGCGTCAGGCCATTCCGCAGAGGAGAGAGGGGCAGGCGGAATGATGCCAACCAGTCTGTTCGGCAGACCGCTCCGTGGTGAAATTTACCGCGGCGCGGTATTCAGGCGTAACATTTCACCCATGAACCATTCACCAGTGAATTATTGTCACAACACACGTTCACATGTGAACAATCGGCATGTCAACAGTTCACTCATAAATAGTCGATAGGTGAATTGTATGCATCACGAGCCTCTGACAGTCGGAATGAAGACGTGCAAATCGTGCGGGGAGGCAAAGCATGTTCTCGCATTCTCGGTGGTGTCGGGGAATGCCGATGGGATGAATGTCGACTGCCGGGATTGTGTCAGCCGGGCGCATAAGCATAAGTATCCGAACCATGGGCGAGGAAAGAAAGCGGCCATTGCTCGGATGAGATTGGAGACGTGGGGCGGAGATTAGGGTAAAATCGAGCGTAAGGAGAGATCAACCTATGCGAGAAAACAGTAAGTCATTTATCTGCCCGTTTGTTCTGCTCGCCGTTGTCATGGCCGCTGTTGTTCTGTCTGGGTGTGCGTCATCCGGCGGCACGTCCAGCGGTCCGACTCAGGCCCAGCTCGCCCAAGCCGGGATCAAGTCAGCGTCGGGTTTGGCATGCCTCAAGGTGGCGGAGAAGCACCACGATCGACTCGATGCATATTCGGCTGATCTCGCTGTCGCAAGTACTGCCCTGGTCGAGGGGAAGACGTACGATGTCATCCGGGCACTGGTGCTCAAGAACGCCAACCTTAGCCCTGAAGAGGTGGTCATCGTATCGCCGGCATTGGACTTGCTGGATACGTATTTTCAAGGTCAGGCGGGTGGGTTGAATGTCGCCCCGGCGAAGGGGTCGGATGCGTATCTCGCGGTCAAGGCGGCGCTTGATGGGTGCAAGGGTGGGCTCGCTGCGGGTGTCAGCGCCGGAGTGTCCCGCTAATGCCCGCCGGCCGGCCGCGCAAGCCCACCGCTCTCCGTGCCAGGGAAGGCAACCGCGGTCGGCGTCCTCTTCCGCCAGATGAGCCGCAAGTACCTGTCCTTGCTCTAGACGATCCGATGCCTGATCCGCCGTCAACGCTATCGGAAGCGGGCCGGGTGCATTGGTTCGGCGAGATCGGCACCAGTGTCCACGGCATGGGCGTGCTGACCGATGTCGATCTAACCGCGCTCGGGATCTTGTGTGAGATATATGCCGAGTGGGTCAAGCTCGGAAATATGATCCGGTCTGGCGGGCTGACCATGGAGCACATCAACATCAAGGGTGAAACGGTGCTCAAGACTCGGCCGGAAGTGGCGCGGCACGAGTGGGCAACGCAGGCACTTGGGGTGTATTTGGGGAAATTCGGGTTGAGTCCGGCCGATCGAGCGCGGGTCAGTGTGGTCAAGAAGAAGCCGACACAGGCACAAGCGGCGGCAGCACAGGCAGGAGCAGCACCGACAGGAACGAGTAAGCTAGCCGCACCAGGTAAGCGCCTGCACCCAAGAGAGAAAGTGTTAGATTTCTTCGGGCACGCAGGATAGAATACCGACACATGAGGATAGAGCGCGCCAGATTGATCAAGACGGGGATATGTCAGCGGATGTCGAAGCGGCAGAGGGCAGAGATGCCGGCCGAGTTTGCAGATAAACTGATCGATCTGGCACGATTGACGAGAGGGGCAGATCGTGGGGTTTAAGTCTGCCGGTGTACGACCGGCGGTAAAACCGACAAGCACAGCATTGCCGAAGAGAACGCAGGTCCACCCGCCGTCTATCCCTGTCGATGACTTTGGTGACCCTGATCACGACCCTGTCACATATTACGCCCGCCTAGTACTCGCCGGTCGCATCCTTGCAAATCGGTGGGTCAAGCTCGCGTGTAAACGTCACATATCTGATCTATCCCGCACCGATATCTATTTCGATCTTGATGCGTGCCATCGTCATTTAGAGTACTTCCCGCAAATCCTCCGCCTCCGATTCAAAGAGACGCCACACCTTCGCCCATTCGACCTTCACCTGTGGCAGAAGTTTGTCCAGGGATCGATATTTGGATGGCGCAGAGTCAACCCGGACGGATCACTCGGGTATCGCCGATTCCAGATTGTCTATGTCGAAGGGGCTAAAGGATGCGGCAAAACCCCTCTAGTCGCCGGCACCATGCTCTACTTGACCACGGCAGACGGAGAGCCTGATGCCGAGTGTTATGCCGCGGCCGGTGACAAGGATCAGGCAATGGTCCTGTTCCGGGAAGCGGTCAAGATGCGGGACAACTCGCCCGAGCTGGAGTGCCGGCTGATCTGTACCGGGAAGATGCCGAATGTCTCTCAGCTCACTTTCGCCAATGCACAGAGTGACAAAGAATATCACTTACTCGGATCGTATTTCTGCCCTATCGCGTCAGATCAAACCCAATCTGGCCCTCGTCCTCACGGTGTTGCGTTTGATGAGCTCCACGAGATCAAGCGGGAAACCGTAGTCGATATGATGCGGGAGGCGATAGGCAAAAACCGGACTCAGCCGTTGTGTTATGAGATTACGAATTCCGGTGTCGGCACCGAGTCGGTCTGCTATCTGCATCGACGGGAAGCGGAGCAGATGCTAGAGGGTACGATGCCGGACGATCACCTGTTCGCATTTATTCTTGGCCTAGATACCCCGGATGGTGAAGGCGAAGACAAGACTCCTGGCGATATCCCGGAAGGCGTCAATTCGATCCAATATCTGCTTGATCATCGGGAGCTGTGGGTTAAGGCGAACCCAGGAATAAATGAAGGGTTGCCAGCGTACGAATATGTCGAGCAACATCTACGCCGAGCACTGGCCACTCCGAGTAAGAAGAATCTGACATTACGGCTGCATTTCTGCCTGTGGACTGATGCGGTGTCGGTGTGGATTCCGGATGAGCAATGGATGGCATGCTCTAAGCCAATATTAGCGACTAAGATAGAGCACCAAAAATATGGGATGATATCCAATCTTGAGGCGCAACTGCTCGGGAAAAGGTGCTATGGCGGGATTGACCTGGCCCGGACAAATGACTGGTCAGCTCTGATCTTGCTATTTCCTGACGATGAGGCGGGCGGCGACCCGAACAATCAAGTCTATTCAATTTTGGAATACTTCTGGATTGACGAAGGGACATATAAGAAGCGGAGAGACAAGAGCCAGATTATCGAACAATGGCGGGATGAGGGCGACATATTTGTGACCGAGGGAGAGGTATTCGATCCGACACCAATACGAGACTTTCTGCTTAATACTTTGGCACATCGCTATCTTATTCAGGCGATCGGGTATGACCGCACGTTTGTCCACCAGCTCGTGACCAGTCTGACCAACGACGGGTTTACCATGATAGACTTCGCGCAGACGCATTATCGGATGGGTGCGCCGGTCGCTGAGATAGCACGGAGAGTCACCGCAAAATTGTTCCGACATCGGGCGCACAAGGCAATGCGATGGATGATGCGGAATGTGATGTTGAGGACGGATGTAAATCTGAATGGTATGATTGATAAGCAGCGGTCAGTGGAGAAGGTGGACGGGCCGGTCGCGTTGGCTAATGCGGTTGGAATATGCATGACGATCAATAAGGGGGCGGAAGGCGGAGGGAGTAAGCATTACGAGGAGAGAGATGTAATTGTGTTGGATTGGGGATAAAGGATAGGCGCGATGAACGCAGACAAAACGGTATATCGAATCATCGAGCACAAGACAAACAAAATCACTGGCGGGCTTGAGGTCGGCGAGGAAATAGACGGAGAGAACCGAGAGATAAGACCTGTGAGGTTGGTCCCTGCGCCTTACAACTTCGAGTCCGGGACTGTGTTCGCGAACAAAATTCTCGTATGGTTCGATGGTGACTGGTGGCTGACCGATAATCCGGAACAGGAATTCGGCCGGCCAGACTATTACGTGGATCTTGGCGAGCTGCCGGTGGTGTCTTTGTGATTCATCCCATCCGCCGCACTCGCCTTTACTTCCGCTCTCTCCGCAGCCGCATTTCTGCCTACCGCCCTCTCAACCGCCTCCTCATCATCCTCGCCAACGAACGAGACCCGCAGTTCGTCCCCTCCCTCCTCTTTTCGATTGGAATGGGCATGGTTGCGTCATGCCTCCCGACAGTGCTACATTTCCGACTAGGAGTCGGAGTCGGGATAGGTGTATTCGGGCTGATCAGTCTAGCGTTTCGGTGGCGGCAGAGCGGGCGAAAAGGAAAGCACGATGACCAGGGATAAGACAAACGGGTGAGCGCCCTTGACTTTCTCCTCGGGTTTCGGTCGGACATGCCATCCGCCGGCGATCCGAACGACCCGATGTCGCAGGGATGGTTTCCGTACGGCTATCGCGATGTCTGGGGCGGGTTCTCGGGTGCGGCGGCGACCGGGTCATATGTCCGCCCCGATGATGTCATTGGCGTGTCGTGCGTATTCATGGCACTGTCTATTTGGGCCGGCGTCGTTGGCACATCGCCAGTCAAGTTCTACCGCAAACTCCCCGAAGACGAGGGCACCAAACCTCTCTACGATTACTCTCTCGCCCGCACGCTCGATGTCGACGGTGTTGCCAACCCTTGGCAGACTGCGGTTGAGTGGCGCATGTGGGCAGAGTGTCAGAGACGGCTTTGGGGCCTGTGCATATCGGATATCAAATTCGGAGCGAACGGTCTAGAGCTTTGGCCGATCGAAGCGGAGTGGATCAGCCAGATAGAGCAGATCGATTCGGGGCATCAGCGGTTCACTGTGACCGAGCCTGGCAAGCAATCGCGACAAGTAATGCAGGATCAAGTATTATATCTTAAGGGATTCAGCACGCACAAGCTTATTCCGGAAAGTCTATTGCGCCGCTGCCGGGAGTCGGTTGCTGGGTGGCTTGCTCAAGAGCGGCACCGGAATTCATACTTTAAGCGTGGGGCGAGCCCGTCGATCATATTCCAGCACCCAGGGACAATGTCAGACCCGGCATTGAAACGGTTCAAATCCCAAGTATTGAATCGGGTTGGCGGGTCGGCAAACTCACATACAGCATTGGTCGTCGAAGAGGGCATCACGACAAAGGAATTCGGCGATCATGCCCGCAATGCCCAGCTCCCTGAGATTTGGGATAAACAGGCAGAAGAGGTCGCACGATGGATGCTCGTTCATCCGTACATGCTCGGGGTAGACGTCGGGTTGCCGTATGCATCACGCGAATCCGCAGCAAGAGAGTGGCTCAACCTCCATGTTCGCGCATGCACCACGTCGACTGAGGCGAGTTTCAAGCGTGATCTCATCTCAGAGAAGGATGTCGGATGTCTGATTGATGTTGGATATCTGACGCAAGGCGATTCTCTCGCTCAGGCCCAAGTCGACGCCATCTATGTCAATAGCGGGATCAGATCAGAAGATGAGATTAGAATTGAGCGCGGATGGAATCCATATGGTTCTGGCCCGCCGCAGAGAAGTGTCAATCAAGGCAAACAGGGCAATGATACGGGTGGCGATCCGAGGCAGCCGACGCCAGATAATCCGGGCGATCAGCAACACCCGGGAGCTGATCGGATGATGTCTGATCCGATGGCCGAAGCGATGGCGCCGATCCGGGCTGTCTATCCGCACCATGAGCCGGCTGGCGCTGATCTGATCCATCACGTAATGTCACAACTCGCAGCCGAGAAGAAGAAGAGCGCAATCTTGGCAAGAGAGCATGCTGTATTTCTCCTTGCCCGAGAAACTGAGCCGATCCGCCGGCATGCACCACAATATGCATCTAAGCCCGACGACTGGTCTCGATACTTGACCAAGCACTATCAGCAGCATGCGGTGTTGATGGCGCAGAGGTTGGCATTGACGGTGGCGCAGACGACGGTATATGCGGATCGGCATCGGGATCTTATACTATCGGGTGGGATTGGGGTTATCGATTCGTGGGAAGAGAACGGGATAGGGATATCCGAGATGATGGATCTGGGAAGTGAGGAATAGATCATGACTGTCCGACTTTCATCCGGCGAAGAGTCCACTTCCGTCTTAGCTTGGTTTGATGCCCAACACATGGCGATGCACCCAGCGGCGTACGAGTCGGCCCGAGCAATTATCGCTCGCTGGTCCGGCGTTCTCCCTCAGATTTCCCGAGCAGAGAAAGACATCGCCATTTCTGAGGCCCGCGCAGTCAATGAGGCCGCACGTCCAGCACAGGGGTATCAAGCCCCTGCCACAATCTGCATCATGGACATGTTTGGCGCCATCTCTCCTCGGGGTGGTGGGATGGATGACATGAGCCAGGCGTGTTGCTCGATTGATCGATTCTGCAAGGCATACCAAACCGCGATGACGGATTCCAATATCGCCGGGGTTATCGTCCGTATCGACACCCCAGGCGGCAATGTATTCCAAGTCCCCGAGTGCGCCGACATGATCTATTCACTCAGGTTATTGAAGCCGAATGTCGGCGTAGTGATGGGGAACTGCGCATCGGCGGGGTTCTGGATTGGGTCACAGTTCAATGAGCTGGTCGGATCGCCCTCAAGTCAGATCGGGTCGATCGGCGTATTGATGCGGCATGACGATATGAGCAAGATGGCGGAGGATGCCGGGGTCAAGGTAACGTACATAACCTCTCCGGAGAATGGGAACAAGGCGGAGGGCAACCCGTTCACCCCGCTCTCTGACGATACGATTGCCTATCTCATGGCTCAATCTGACGAGTACTATCAGATGTTCCTTTCCGCCCTGGTCCGCGGGTGTGGAGTCTCGGCGCAAGGCAACAAGTCGGCCGCAATGATTATCGATTTGAATTGGGGTAGAGGGCGGATGGTCTCAGCGAAAATTGCCAAATCCCTCGGCATGATCACCCGTGTCGCCACCTTACAGCAAGAGATCGACCGGATGGCGAAGAAGCTGGGCGGGAAGTCGGGGGGCGGGATGAACAATGAGATAGTCAATGTTGCGGGCGTGGCAGCGGAAAAGAAGGCAGATCCGGAGGACGAGATAGAGGACGAGCTGGACGATGATCTTGATGATGACGACGATGACGATGATGATGATTGCCCTGTGTGCAAAGGCCAAGCGCAAGACCCGCCGTGTTCTGAGTGTGGCGGCACCGGCAAAAAAAGTAAGAAGTCGAGATCAAGCAAGTCGGGCAGTTCTACCGTGATCGCTGATGACGTCGCTGATCTTCGTGCGCGTGCTCGTGCGCTTCACCGTCTCCGCTTAGCTTGAAATTTGGAAAGGAAAACGTCATGGCCGATACCGCCCGCGTCACCGTCGCATCCGGCACGTCATCCCTTGCCATCGTGGCGCCGACTGTCAATCTCCGCCTGATCGGGTTCTCTGTCGCCGAGTCAGCAGGATCACCGGCCGCATGTTCTATTTCTCTCCAGGAATCAGCCGCAACCGATCTGACCAAAGAGATGGCGGCGTATTCTCTCCCAGCGTCCGGCGCTGCTACGGTCATGTTTGGCGAGAATGGGATACCATGCCCGGGCGGGATCTGGCTCAATCGAATCGCCGGGTCATGCCGGGTGGTCGTGTATTACCGAATCCCGGACTATGCGAAGAACTCCGGCCAGCCGCCGGCATGGTGATCAACGATCGATCCTTGACACGTCACCCATTCACCGCTTAATATCCTCTCAATCTACCTGACGGATGAGCCGCACTTTGCCGTGCGCCTTGTCCCACAGCTAGCCAGTCTCTCCGGTCGGCACGTCCGGACCACACACGCAAACCCGCGTGCGAGATCGGCTAGGCGTATATCTGGTCCCTCTCACGCACCCACTATGAGGGACCTACTCTATGGCTTCACTCCTCACCACGCGGCAGGCACGACTTGCCGAATTGGAAGCACAAACCGCCACCATGCTCGCGGCCGACTCGACCGCGACGACTGAGCAGATCGAGGCACACACCCTAGCCGTACAGTCTGCTCGCCGGGATGTTGCCGCTGCTCAGGCTTTGGTCAATGAGCAGCTCGCCGCTCCCGCTGCCGCCGTCATCCAGACCAATTCGACCGGCCCGCTCAGCGCCAATCCGCAAGTCGAGCGCGATCCCAAAGGCGGGTATCGAAACCTCGCCGATCTCGCGCTCGAAATCCGCACCGTCTGCCGGCACGAGGCGCAGCCGTCCGAACGCCTGTCCGCTCTCTATGGCAACCGTGCGGCAGGCGGTCTCGTGCAAGGCCCTGGCGGCGTGTTCACCGCTGCCGCTGCCGATCCCCACCGCGAGACCAACTCGTCTGAAGGTTGGCCGATTCCGCCCGAGTTCCGCACCGACATCTGGACACTCGTGCTCGACGGGAATGACCTCCTCTCTCTCCTGACCATGGAGCCGACGATCTCGAATGCGGTGTGGATGTATCGGGATGAGTCGACGCCGTGGGGCGGCACCGGAGTCCAGGCGTATTGGCGCACCGAATCGAAGAAGATGCGCGAGTCCAAGCTCGAAACCAAGCCCGAAGTCATGGAGCTGAACGAGCTCTATGCCTTCGTCTCGGCGACGGATGAGCTGCTTCAAGACTATCCACGTCTCAATAGCCGTCTGACTGTCGGGTCTGCCCGTGCGATCGAGTGGGTTTCGTCCGACGCGATCATGTGGGGGGATGGGGTGGGCAAGCCGCGGGGATGGGTCAACTCGCCGGCTGTCGTATCGGTAGCGAAAGAGACGAGCCAGGCTGCGGGGACGATCTACCTCAAGAACCTCGCCAAGATGTATTCTCGGCTCTATCGTGGGTCGGGTGCGCGTCCTCTCTTCATCTGCAACAGTGACATCCTCCCGTCCCTGATCGAGCTGACGCTGGGTACGGTGCCGGTGTGGATTCCGTCCAACGCAGGGATTCATGAGGCGCCAGACGGATCGATCCTCGGCGTCGCCACCAAGTTCACCGAGCACGCTCAAACCCTCGGCACCAAGGGCGATATCCAGCTCGTCGATCTGTCCGGGTATTACGGAATCAAGCGGACAGACGGAGTGATCTTCGCAACGTCTATCCATTTCTGGTTCGATACCGGCGAGCAGGCGTTCCGGTGGACATTCCGCATGGGCGGTCAGCCGTTCATGTCGAAGCCGATCACTCCGGCGCACGGGTCGAACACCAAGAGTCATTTCGTCCTCCTCGACACTCGGGCATAAGGCAAGCCAGACAGACCAAGCCAGAAAGGACAAAAAGGAAATCCGATATGAGCAGCCTTAACCCGATCGCATCCGACATCGTCACTCTCCTCGCCGTGATCAATCCGCAATCTGCCACAACCGCGAAGTCGACCGGATGGCTCCCCGCCAACACCCATGTCAGCTACTTCGCCACCGTCCTCGTCGGCGCCATCACTTCGACTGGCACCGACGACATCAAGCTTGAGCAGGCGACCGACTCTTCCGGCACTGGGGTCAAGAACATCCCGCTCTCGCTGGCAACCCAGCTCACCGACGTCGACGGGAACAAGCAAGTGGTGATCAATCTTCGCCCGGCCCATCTCGATCTCGACAACGCATTCGCTTATTTCCGACTGACGATCACTCCGGCGACGGCGGCGAGTCTTGTATGCGCGATCGTGCAGGGGCTCGGCGCACACTATGGCCCGGGTACGAATATCACCACCGTCGACGAGGTTGTGACGGTCCCGGCGCCGTAAACCGTATCGATCACCCAAAGAGGAGGAAACAGGATGAGCGGTCTTCGATACATCAACAACGGGACTACGGTCGAAGTGGAGGCCGATTCCAAATTCAAAGTCGTCGGGACACTCTCGACTCCGGGTCAGGCGCAGACTGTGACGATTAGTGCGGCGGCAGGATCGGCCAATGTCTCAAATATCACTATCACGGTCAAGGATGGGGAAGGGGCGACGGTGGCAGCGGTCCACCATCTCGACTTCACCTTGACCGATGATCCAGCCGGGGCAGGGTTGACAGGCACGACCGCAAGTGGCACGGTGACTACCACGAGTGGCATCGTGCTCCAGACATATACGGCGAAGAAGGCGCTGCGGATTCAAACTCTAGCGACGGGCGTGGCCGTTGTCGCGATCACTGACACCGCGAAGACAGGTTTTTATGCTGCGGTGAGTCTCGGCGGGCGGGCGATCGTGGTGTCGGCCCAACTCGTGACCGGGAGCTACGGCTAAAACCTGATACCATAGACAGGCCGCCCGTGTCGACTCGGAAGGAACCCGCGAAGGGGAACGCCGGGGAGGCTCTACGGGCGGCTTGATCTGAAAACAAATCAAATATATGTCCTCCTCTGTCCGCACGATCATTCCGCCCGGCGCCACGAATCTAATCTCATTGGCGCAAGTCAAAACCTATCTGCAAGATCCGACCGTCCCCGATTCCGTCCTCTCTCCGCTCATTGTCGATGCGTCGTCCGCGATGGTCAGGTTTATCGGGGTAGAAATTGCGCGGCAGAAATACGAGGAGAAGAGCAGCGGCACAGGATCATCGTTGCGATATCTCTCTCGTCTGCCTGTCGAGCCGGGCACACTGTCTATCACATTGGACGGAATCGCTCTTGTCGAATACAATGACGATCCATCCACATATGACATGACGCAATACACCTTGGACGATCCTTCCATCGGCAGCGTGTCGCGCCAGATCGGATGGCGATCCAACGTGCCACTGTTTGGCCGGAATCTGATCGACACTTACTATGCCGGGTTTCTCCTGCCTGATCAGATTTCCACATGGACAATATCGTCAGCACGCACTCTCGGCTCCTGGGCACGTCCGACATACCCGTCCCTTCTCTGCTTCGAGTGCACATCCGCCGGCACGTCTGCCCTATCTGAGCCGGCATGGCCATCAACCATCGGCGCCACGATCTCTGACGGGTCGATTATATGGACTGCCCGGGCTGCGATCGAATTACCCTCTGTCGTGTCGCAATGGTGCTATATCGAAGTGCTCTCATTATTATCTGATCTTGGCTGGGAGCCGGGGCTTATATCCCGCACGGTCGAAGGGGTGTCAGAGTCTCGTTTCGCCCGTAAGCAGGACGATGGCACCTTAGCACCTAAGACCATGTCCGGATTGATTGCGTGGAAACGTGAGCTCGGATTGGTGGGGGTGGCATGAGAATTAAATCCATCACATTCGGTCTTTTGCTTGTGTCTGTTGTCGTATTGTCTCCGCGCTCTGTCTCTGCTCAACCGTCATCTCAGACGATCCGTCCTGGCGCGTTTGGTTGGAAAGGTTGGCGAGAGACGGCGACGAGTATTGGTGCGCTCCCGGCCGGACTATATGTCGGAGAGATCAGGAGCGTGTATGGTTCTGGTGTGCAGACGATTGCACTGTGGACGGGGAGCGCGTGGGTCGATTTGATTAGTGCGGGGGCGCAAGGGCCGACTGGGCCACAAGGACCACAAGGACCAGCCGGACCGACTGGACCACAGGGGATTCAAGGGTTGACCGGTGCGACTGGTTCGACCGGTCCGCAGGGCTCCCAAGGTATCCAAGGTATCCAAGGCGTTCAAGGTGTCCAAGGCACTCCCGGTATCGACGGTCTCCCTCGCCATATTGCGGATGAAGGCTCCACCCTTGCCGACCGCTCCACCTTGAACATGATTGGTGCTGGTGTCACGTGCGCTGACAATTCCGGCGCATCCCGTATCGATTGCACCATCCCCGGGTCAAGTGGTGGCGGCGTGTCCGGGCCCGGCACATCGACCGATCGCGACATCCCCACGTTCAATGGAACAGACGGCTCCACCCTGCGGGATAGTGGCGCACAGATCGACTCAAGTGGAAGTGTCATCCTCTCTGGGACGAATAGTTATGGCTGGTCTGACATTGCGATGGTCAGGACTGCCGGACCGCTGATTAATTTCCAAGCACCGGACCGCTCAATATTCCGGCAGATCAGACTCCGCGGAATCTATGTCTACCAGGGCGGGCCGGACACTTCGACCGAACAAATGGCGCTTGACATTAACGGTATTCAGCTCAGCTCGGATAGCACAGTCGCTTGGTCAAACGCACCCGATAATGCCGAAGCCGCCCACACTCTCGGCTTGACTCAGCCCGGTACTCTCGGCGTCCTGTCTGTCGACACCGGGACATATGGCAATGGCGCAGGAGCAATCCGTGCGACCAAATTCCAATACCTCTGCGGTTCGCTGGGTCTGACTTGCAATTCCGCAGCCAAAGGTACTACATACTGTGCGACAGACGGATCATTCTGCTCGTGCAATGGATCAAGTTGGACACCCGCTCCGCTAACCGGGGTATGTGATTAATACTAAGAGGAGAAATCATCCCAATGTCCGAAGTCCTCGTCTCTATTCCATCCATCGCCCTTTCGCCGGGAATTGGTGCCGAGCCGTCGTCCGGCGACTGCGCTCTCGTCGACACCACCGACACCGGCCTTCGTATCAACTTCGCCTCCATCGTCGCCGACCCGGCATCCGGCGGTAAGCTGAAGATCGTCCGCCATGGACTGGATGAGGCGGCGCGTGCCATCTTCCTGGCAGATGAAGACGGACTGATCGTCGTCGAGTAAGTCGACCGAATATGCCTTCCTTTGTCGACACCTTGCCGCGGTCCGGCCTTACTATCGGGGATATAAGCCCGAGGTTCTACCGTGCCAGCGGGGTGTCGGCGGGAGAGGTATCAAGCGTCACACTGACTGAAGTGGCGGACGATTACATCATCGCCGGACCGAGCCCGGACGCACTATCTCTCCCGTCACCATTGTCGTCATATTGTGGCATCACGCGTGAGATCGACGGACAATCGGCAGCGTTCGAATACGGGTATTCAGGCACTCCGGCATTCGTCATCATCCCGATACGAATAAGCGGCCTGACGACATCTAGTCTATCTTTGCGAATCTATAAATCATCTATTGAGCGTTCGGATATCACCCTTGCATGTGTCGAGATCGGTTCGACATATGGTCCGGGAGATTACCGTATTTCCGGCTGGCCGATTGAATCAGATGGCGCGGTGTGGGTGCTGGTGTGGGAGTATCTGGGTGTGGTGTCGATGCGATCGTGGACGGCGGGATTGCCAGTTACATTGAGCACCATTCCGGACGTTTCTGGTTCTCTGTTTTCTGGTCGCCGGGGCAGATGGGCGGCAGGAGTGATCCGAAAGCGGGCAGGTGGGAAAGTTACAGTCTTACGCCGAGCCAACAACATCAGCACACAAAATCTAGTACTGTCCTCGAATGTGCTATCGAGTGCGACGACATTATCAATCAAGTCGGCTAGCGGTCCTCGTTTGACTGGACATGCAATTAAAGGCTCAGTGTTTACGATCGCCGGGATACCTGGAATGTATATGCTGGCGTCGGATTCCATCGAAGCACAGGTATCCGGCACGCTGCCTATTACGTTTGTTCCCGCGCTGGCACTTGGTGCGGCGACGGGAGCGGCGGTAACATTTACCCGTTCATACACCGACACGCCATATCCAATACTCACTCGCCAAGTGTCGGACGTTGATCAGAAGGCGGTTGATGGTGGGCAGTTGGTCCGATTATTACCGTTCGATCCGACCAAGCCTGCTCCACGTTTGAATGATACGCTTGATGGCGTGCCAATCATCCGAGTTCAGCCTATTTCTGGCGACGACACCGACGCATATTACCGTTGTCATATTGACGGGGCAAAGGCGGCGACGGCATGAGCAAGGTGACGACATGACCGCGCTCCGTTTCAGCGAGTTTGCCGACCGCTTTCCTGCCGAGATGAAAGAGAAGGTCGAGAAGCTCGCTGCTGATGTCGTCACTTCTGCGGCGGACAAGCTCGATTCATTGATCCAAGAGCCGACATCGACTGGTACTCTCCGCTCATCCCGTACTCGGCAGACGGTCAACGGTGGGATACGATTTGCTTGGACAGCACAGAGAGCGATCGGCATCGACCCTGGCCGCATCATGTCCAAGACGATGACAAGGATTACCAAGTCCGGCGCGAAGAGTAAGCCATTCTCTCGTATGCTCGGGTCGCCGGATAGACCGGAGGGGTTTACGCGACCAGCGATTGAAGGGCTTAGAGGGGTGTGGGATGAAACGGTGTCGAACGCGGGAAAGGAATTCTGAGATGTATGTCGAAGGTGAGAACAAGTATGGCCGAAACGGCCCACGGCGTGTCGTTATCTACTTGGAGATTGAAGAGGCCGAAGAGATTTTGCAGTCTGCCGGTGATGGCAAGTGCTGCCTGCTGATCGATAAATCGACAATCATTCACGCGCTCGCCCAAGCTAAAGAAGAATAGCCGTGAGCGTCGAGGTCAAATCGGTCGGACGCACCCGCATCGTCCACGCGCACATCTACCTGGAATTCTGGGTCCAGATCGACGCCGGCACCCTCCTCATCTACGGTGACGGGGACAGTACAAATGGCACTACTCGTGGCTATCTGGACATACTTGACGCCCAGTGCGACACGCTCACCCGCACATCCGCCGGCAAGGTCTGGTATGGAGCACCGGAACCCGACCTCTGCGACCCGGGCGAGACGAATAAAGCATGGTTTGGGCAAGCAGTGTGGATTGAATTCAACCGGACCCAAGCGAGCGGCGAATGGCACACGCTGGCAGCGGACATACGGTCATTCGTCGAGACGGCTTTCCCGGGTGAGCTGATCTTTGAATCGTGGCAGAATCGGCGATTCGAACGTCCAGCCCCGACGACCGACCCTGACCCGCCGGCTCGGTATATACTTTGGATGATCGACTACACTGCGAGGTGATCAGATGGAAGACGTAATAGAAGAGACAGGGTCGGCGCCGGATCACCCACCTGTGGCCTATGCCGAGATGCCGCCGGCTCCGGATGACGGGTTCGAATCATATACTCTTGCAAAGGAGTGGTGCGGACACGAGGCTGGCGATACTGTCCGTGTCGATCCGGAGAGAGCTGAGCACATGCGGAAATCTGGCCACATCCGGCCGGTAGCGGAGCCGGCTACCCGCCCGACACATACCGAGCTGCCGAAGATGCCCATCCGATCTGAGCTTCCGACGCCTCCGATCGTGACCGACCTCGAAACCAATGGCCCGGGAGTCGACGTGAAAATCGGCACCGGTGGCGTCCGTAGCAGCAAGGCGGTGTCTCGTGGCTGAGCAGATCGCATATGACGAATTCCTGGCCATCGACGGATATGACATCTCAGGCTCGGCTACCAATTTCGGGTTTGAACGAGACGTCGCCCTCGAACCCATCACCACCTTCCCTCTCCCGACCGACACGTCCGGGTCTCTGCCATTTGAGCGGAATCTGGTCGGACTTGAGTCGGCCAAGATCGCCTACGCTGGCCTCCTCGACATGCTCACCAACTTTGTCGGGTTGACTGCGGCATTCGGCGGACCATCCCCCATTGTGACGAAAGGTGAAGGCCGGGCGCTCGGCTCTGACGTGACCATGTTCGTCGGCAAGTCCGGCATGTTCAAGTATGGCGGGGTTCCGGTTGGCAAGGTCATCCCGTGCACAGCGAACATCGTCAGCGATGGTGTAGTAACCCCGGGCAAGCTGTACGAATTCGGCGCCAAGACATCCACTCTGGCCGGCACGTCCCGATCGACTCTGGCGGTGACGAGCGGGAAGGCCCGATATCTCCACGTCCATATCGTCGCACTGTCCGGAACGACGCCGACCCTGACCGTGATCTATGAAACCTCAGCGATTGGCGACTATTCCGACGCTGTCACTCGCCACACCTTCACTCAGTTCAACACCACCTATCTTAAAGAGCGAGCCGTGAAGACTGGCCTCGTCTCTGATTTGAATGGCCGATTTAGCTGGACGATCGGCGGTACCGGTAGTCCCTCGTTTCTGGTCCGCATGTGCGAGGGCGTCAGATAGGCACACAATCGAGCATAATCGCTCAAGTAAAAAGGAGCCCTTGTCATGGCAGAGCAGGTCGGATTCGGATATTACCTCAAGGTCGGCGGTACGACCGATCTCTCCCTCTGGGTCGAAAGCTTGGAAATTCAGCGGGACGCCACGATGCAAGCGTTCTCGACCAGCGTCCCAGGTGCTACGGTCGGATTCGAGCGCAATCTCGTCGGGATTCAGAAGGTCAGCGTCGTGGTCAAGTTCTCGGATGACTTCGCCGCGTCCGCTCCACACCAGACACTCAAAGGTCTATTCGGCACGACGTTCGAAGTCAAGGCCGCAATCAATGGGTCTACCCCGGCGACGACAAACGAGGTGCTGACCATGACGGGGACATTCGGCACCCTCAAGTCCGGCGGACAGGTCGGCGCCCACCTGGAGAAGGACGTCACCTTCATCAACGCCGGCCCGGCGCTCCCGGTGTTCGCCACGTCGTAATTTGATCCATTCCATTCTTATCGGAGATCTCTCACATGAAAACCGGCAGCATGAAACTCGCATCCTCTCAATCATCCCCGTCGTCTGTCCCGCCGGCCCCGCCCCGTTTCGTCATCGCAAGTCGATTCGGAGCGTTTCGGGATACCGTCACCATCCCTGACCCCTTCGGCGCCGGAGCGTCATTCACCATCATGCGGGCGGGGTGTAATGCTCATCGCGATTGGTCCCGTGAGCGTGCCGACAACGATCCCATGGCCATTGCCGCTGCCTCGGCCATGATGGCAGGTAACGGGTCGGCCGCCGCACCGTTGACCAAAGATGAGACGGAGACGGTCGACCGATACCGTGCCAATCAAGACAAGGATGACACCGCCAAATACCTCATCCCGATCATCGACCGGCTCAGCTTGGCATCGGTTGAATCCAACACGCAGCAGAGTGTGGTGTCGGCGCTCCTGGCATCGGGCAAGATCAGGACATCGGATGTGTTCCGGAAGCAGGAGGATGACCAGCTCGCGGAGTCGGCATTCCTGTTGCGGTCGTGGGCGGATATGCCAGGACTCGATGAGCGCGACGGACAGGTGGAAGAGGTGTCTATCCCATTCGTCCGGGATTCGGCACTCGCCTTGCTGACCAATGACACCCCGCTCGATAGTACGATTGATGGTGTGTCTGCTCTGCTCAAGTCAAACCCGTGTTGGATGAGCGAGCAGATGCAATTCGGGTTGGCGGACAAGATCCCGGCCGGCTATCAGATCTACGATCAGCCGGCGCCCAAAGACAAGGCGGTCGGAAAAAACGAAGCATACCCGCTCACGGCTGTCGCCGAGAATCCATTCGCGTTGGCTGCTGATGATCATCGAGTCTACGTCTGGATGGAAAATCTCCCCATCGCCAATCTCACTCTCGGCCGCGCCTACCAACTCTGGATCATCGCCACCTCCGCCGACCGTTCTCTCTTTCGTGACCAGGTCATGGAGGCTGCCGCAAAAAACTCTCAGCCGTCCTCTGGTTCAATCAATACGTCAGAGGGCGGCGAAAGCAACGCGGATCATCCGATCTCCTCGCCGACATCGTCGACCGACAGCTAGACTCGCCACCACCGCCAAATTCTGGCTGGGACGACATACCGCTCCACCTTCTCCGTGATCGACTATGGACCAGTCAGGGAGGACCAAATCCGGTCTATCCTTGGCCCGGGCCATTATCAGACTTATATTATGGGTGGGCAGGACTCGGCCGAGACATGAACGGGACGACTCTCCACTCTGAGCGGGAATCATGGTTGCGGGCGTCGTGCTCGTGGAATCATGACCCGGGCGAGATCGAGGCCGGTCACTTTCTCATCGCTACGTTAGAGGGTACGATGGCAGAGATCAGATCGGCTATCATGTCCGAGGATAGAGACAAGTAGGCTAGAAATAAAAAGTGCCCCGTGTCGAGCGAGGCATTAAGACGTGTGCGGAGACCTCTCAGGGGGAGGATGGCGGCGAGTATAGCATAGGTACTCTTCCCTTGAGAGGTGGCCGAGCGTGGCGAAATTTCTGGTCGAAATCCTGGTCAATGCCGCGGGTGTGCCAGAAGCTAACGCATCATTCGCTTCAGTCGGCACATCCGCCCAATCTGCTAATTCCAAGGTCGAAGCATCCGCGCTCAAAGCCGAGACCGCCCTTCGCCGCACCCAAGAGGCAGCGAAAAAACTATCCGATCAGATGGCGGATACGGGGAAATCCAAAGCCCTGGTTTCTGATCTGACCGCGCTAAATTCAACCCTGGACAAAGAGCTTGAAGCGCTCAAAGGCGGGCCGGCCGCGTGGGCGAAGTATCAGCAGAGTCTCCGTGACGCAGCCAGTGCTCAGCAAATCCTCACTGCTCAAGTCAGAGCGGGGGTGTCGGCTGAATCTGATGCTGGTAAGCAGATCGCCGCCCTCATTACCCAGCGGCAGAAGCTGACCCAGGAGTTGCAACACGAAAAGTCAGCCATGTCCGAAGTCGGCGGCAACACGTCGATCCTTTCCGCAATCTTGGGCAAACTCGGTGGCGTCACGGGTGAGGGCGGTCTAATCATCACTGAGATGACTGAGCGTCTGACCCACATGGGCGAAACGCTGGCCAAGTCGGCAGAGGAGGGTGGCGGATTCATCAATGTGATCGGAGGGATGGCAGCGTCGGTGGGCGAATTTCTCCCTCTGATCCTCGCGGTTGCGGCAGCGGCAGCAACGGTTGGCGTGGCATGGAAAGCGTTTGAATTCCTCAAAGACGTGGTAGCGGAAGGATTGCAGACCCAAGTCGTAATCGGCCAGCTTAACCGATCAATCCTTGCTAATGGCGCGGCGGCCGGATTCAGCGCGCATGAACTAGTCGATTATGCCGAGTCTCTCGCTCTCCTCACCGGCAAGTCGAAAGAATCGATCATCGCCGGGCTCGCGATCGAGACCCGCTTCACTCACATCGGCCATAACGTATTCCCTCAAGTTGCCGAGGCCGCGTTGGCGATGGTCAAGGCGCTGCCCGGAGAATCGATCGAGCAGGCGTTCTCAACTCTATCCCGTGTGATGGATGGTGATGTCCGGGCGCTGATGCAATTGAAGGAAGCTGGCGTCGTTCTCCAGCCTGAGCAGAAGAAATTCCTCCAATCACTTATTGATGGCGGGAAGCTCGGAGAATATCAGGCCGAGGTCATTGGCATATTGACCGAGAAGTGGGGCAAGCTTGGCGATCTGACTGGCGGATCATTGCTCATCAATGTCAACCGGGCCAAGGTTGTATATGCCGCGTTCAAGGAAGAGATTGCGTCAGAGGTTATTCCGGCGCTCGAAAACCTTGCCAATGAGCTGATCAAACAAGCAGGAGGGTGGGAGAATTTCCTTTCCCTGATCAAGGAGAAGGGCGAAGAGGTTGGACGGGTTATCCGCACTGTGATCGACGGTCTGATCATCTCGTACAACGAACATACGATGGAACAGACGTACGCCGCGATGGAGTCGGTCGAGAATGCCAAGAAGATGAAAAATACTTGGTATGACTTGGCTGAGGCAGCGGTAAAGGTCTGGGCGAGAATACCGGTATTCCTTGGTGGGGGGTGGGTGCCGGGGGTCAAGAATGATGCTGGGTCTCAAGCGGTCGCCGGGATGGAAAAGTGGCGCGCTGAGATGAACGCTGAAGCGGATAAGACGATCGCTGATCTCAAGTCGCGGATGGAGCGGGCCGGAGCACTCATATTATCAGCGCAGAATGATCTCGTCTATGGTCCGAAAGCATTGTCTGGAAGCGATGCCAAACCTCCCGCCAAACCCGGTGGCGCCGACGACATCGCCAAGAAGTCAAAGTCAGCCGCCGACGCACAAGCCGAATGGGATAAGACCGTCCGCAAATTAAACGAAGATCTCGCTAATCAGCTCCGAGTATTGGGCGACGAAGAGGATTCGATAAACATATTGACGGTTGCGCTCGGCCGCGGGATGGTCGCGTACAACCAAGAGCAGCAAGTCCAACAGCGATCGGCCGCGGTCACTAAGGCATTGGCCGAAGCGGCAAAGGTACACGCGGCTGAAGTAGATAAGCTGATCGATGTCATCAAGAAACTCCACGACGCCGGCAAGACCAACGATGAAGCGGAGAAGAAGAAAGAGCTGGACGCACTCGAAGCGTCATACGAGGCGACGACGTATGCGATCGCTAATCAGGCAGCAGCAACATTTGACGCCAAATCAATCAACAAGGATGCGCTCGCCGTCACTCAGCAATCGATCGCATATGACCATTCTGCCGCTGTGGCCAAGGCCGCACTTGCCGATGCGATCAATCATAATCATGTTGCCAGTCTGCAAGTTGAGCGGGATTGGGTTATCAGGCAAGCGGAAGCGGCGGCGTCGTCACTCACGACAGACAAGGCGAAGATTCAATCGGCCAAGGATCAGGCGGCGGCATCGTTCGACTTGACCAATAATCTAAAGCAGCAGACGGCAGTCCAGTTACAAATCAACGCTGCCGAGCTGGCAACCCAATCAATCCGAGCGAGTGTTACGGACTGGCAATCGGAGAGACAGGCGGCGCTCGAATACGGTCCGGTCGTTGCAGGGATATTGAAGCAATACGGGTTACTCTCTGCGGCGACTCAACAACGTGTAATCGACGAGAAGGTCTTGGCCGCGATCGAACGAGGAGATGCGCCGGAAGAGGTCGCCCGTCTCCGTGACACATTGGAAGCGCAGCAAAAGATCGTCAATGGTTTGCACCAGATGCAAGCCGAGATCGTCATCGCGGAGAAGAACTATAAGGACTTGGCTGACTCGCTGGCGTCGAACCTGTCCAATGTGATCGGCAACATATTGAAGGGCGGCGAGGTCAAGGTATCTGATTTCCTCGGCGCATTCCGTGACGCATTCGCTTCCACGACGCAAAAGGTGCTTCAAGATTGGCTCACCCAGCAGTTTGAAGCAATGGCCGCATGGCTGAGTCGTTGGCTTGCGACTCAAGCGGCGGCAAAGGCGGGGTCGGCGGTACTCGGCGGTGGAGGAGGAGCAAACGCAGAAGGTGCCGATTACACGGGAGCGGTGACGTCTACCGCGAGCTCGGCAGCATGGTCGGCGTGGGCCGGGAGCGGATCGACAAGCGCGGCGGGAGGCAGTAGCGGGGGAATGGGCGCCCTGTTCTCTGGCACCGGATCATATGGCGCGGTCGGCATGGTCGGAGCTTGGGTTGTTGCATTGGCCGCATTCGGGTATGCGGTCAACAAGCTCAACGACCACATGAAGTCGACCGAACAAGACGCCATTGATCTCAACAAGACATTGGATGTGTCGATGTCGGCGGCGGGTGGCGGGGCGCACATCTCTAATCTGATCGGACAGGGTAAGCAGCTCGCATATCAGATCAAACAATTCTTCACTGCGTACGATGGGATATTCGCATCGTTGGATGAGTCGATCGGGATCAAGCGCAGAGGGCGAGGAAATAATACCGAGTGGAAAGTCTACGCTGATGGTGTAGTGACTTCTTTCGGTAAGGATATGAATGCGGCGCTCGGGTATGCGCTGATTCAGGCGGTCAAGCATTCCAGCTCGCAAGGATTGGACCCGCTTGTCATCGCGGCGATCAAAGACTATGCCGGCAAGTCGATCGATGAGTTTAAAGCGCAAGTCGACTTTGCTCAGCGTATCGCAACGCAGAATCTGCCCGGTATTTCCGGCCAACTATCTGCGGCGAGTCAGCAGTACTTCTCCGACTTGCACCAGGCTCAAGCTCAATTCGCTGACGATTTGACCGCGCTGAATGATGCCACGATAAGCATCGCGCAGAAATTCAGCGATACCGTCCAAGGAATCAAAAACTCCGCTCTCGGAATCGACACTAGCACGGCCGACTTTCTCGCTGGATTGGTCGGGCTGCAAGATCGGATGTCCAAAGCAACCGATCAGATCGCGTCGCAATTGCAGGCGGATCTGGACAAGGCAAACATGGCACTGTCAGCGATGGGCGCGGGGCCGAAGACCAAGCCCGGGTTGACGAGCGACGAATCGGACAAGGTCAAAGAGGATTGGAATACTCAGCGGGCGGCGTTGGAGGCGGAGGTCGCAAAATATACCGATTTGCTGAAAAAGATACCTGAAGCGCTGTCAGACAGCCAAGTCAACATGGCGGTGTTTGATTCGCTCTATAAATATCTGCAAGGTTCGGGTAAATATGCCGCCCAGGCTGCCGCCTATGCCAAGATGAAGGTGGACATCGAGTTTGAGGCGATCCGACTCCAGCTCGTGGTGTTGAACAAGTGGGAAGAATTCGCCGGGATGTGGCAAGACGCACTCACTGCGGCGGAAGGTGCGGCAGTAATCCAGGCGAGGCAGAAGCCGGGCGGCGGTGGGACATCTCGTTCTGATCAGCAAGCCAGCCTCCGCTCTGAGATCGGCGGGATGCGGGCGGCGCAACTTGGCGATTTGGCAAGTCAGAAATTCAGCCTCGACCAATCCATCGCCGACTTCACCAAGCGAGCCAAAGAAGCCAAGCTCCCGGCGGATGAGCTGGCGGCGGGGATTGCCTTACTCAAGAAGAAATTCGAGGAGACAAAGCAGGCCGCTGCTGATTCCTATGCCGGGATCGGGACCGACTTTACCGCCCGCTTGAAGGCGATGCAGCAGTTTTGGGTCGAGTTTGACAAGGAAATCCAGCGCAAGGGAAGAGGCTCGCAGAAAGACCCGCGCGAGGGCGAGTCGTTCAAACGGTTCGGCGATGAATTGCAGGCGTCGATTAATGCGTTTATGGGTCTGGTTGACCCGATGCTTGCGATCAACACCCAGGCTGATGCGATGCGGCAAAATGTCCTCGCATACGGCAAGGCAATGGGATGGACAGACGAGCAAATCAAAAAGATGCTCGACGAAGTCCAGGCTGGCATTGATTATCAGCGGCAAAACGCGGTCAATGGCATCATCGGAAATCTCTATAACTATCTGAAAGATGACGAGGCATACCAGAAGGATAAGCAGGCATTCGATCTCCAGATGATGGAGCTGAATTTTCAGTTGATGGAAGCGCAATTGAAAGCGCTCGGGGCGTGGAACGATTCGACAGAGGCATTGTGGACGGCGGCACACGACGCGGCCAAGAAAACGATTGAAGCCGGGAACGTGATTGCAGCGGCGGCGCGGATCTATCAGCCGACAAGCGGTGCCACGACTGAGGACTTGCTGAATGCGATGAAGTCGGCGGCGCAAGCCTGGCAACAAGGAATCCAGGCGTTCACGCAGTCGACGCAATCTCTCCTAATCAATCCAGCGTTGACCGGTCTGACTCCAGAGCAGCAGCTTGCCGCGGCACAGGCGAATTACAACTCTCTTCTGGCCCGGGCGCAGGGTGGCGATGTCGGGGCGCTCAATCAGCTGGACCAGGCGCGACAAGCTCTCCTCGCCCTGGGTCATACGATGTATCAGGGTGGGCAAGGGTTTGCCGATATCTGGAATCAAGTCATGACAGGGAGCGCCAATCTGCTGGCCAATGCCCAAGCGGGGGAGCAAGGAGCGATGCAGATGGCAGCAAACGCTATTGTGGCTGGAGCCGACGCCAACGCTGCCACGATTGCGAGTGCTATCTATGCCGGGGCGAACCAAGTAGCAAATCAGATCTATGCCAGCTTCAATGGTTTGCCCCACTATGCCGAGGGTGGGATCGCCCTGAGACCTCATATGGCCATGGTTGGCGATCGAGGCCCGGAAGCGATCATCCCCATACTCAAGATGCCCATGATGCCGGTGAGCACTCGCCTCTCGCACCCGATGATGGACGGTGCTAGAGTATTGCAGTATCGTAGTCAGGGGGGTATTGGCGCGGGTGCGGGCGCGGGAGCTGGTGCGGGTGGGATGGGCGGATCGGCGTCGAGCTCGCCGGCGCATGATCAGGCGATTCGGTCATTAGCACATTCGATTGACCGGCTGACCGCGGCACAGGGGAGAGCAGATAAGCACTTGTCTACGATCGCCACCAAGTCGAGTCAGATGGCGAAGAGCAATGACGCGTTGGTGAGGACGGATCGGATCAGAACGATGGTTGACCGTAGGACACGCAAGTAAGTGGGAGGCCGATCAATCATGCCGGACGACATTAAGGAAATGCCCGCAGACAGGCTCACGTTCGGATTCAAGCTGGTCTGCTCGATGGTCGGCGCTGTGGCTGCAATATGCCTGTTCATTGTCAACCTGGCACTGTCTGCCCGTCAAGAGCTGAGCGATCTCCGCTATGATATGAGAGATCAGAAGACCCGCCAAGAGGCACAGATCAAGATCGATGACGATCGCAACCGCACTCTGACCGACTCCATCAATCGTCTCGACCGCTTGCTGAATGTCGAAGCGTATGAGATTGCCACCCTGAAGTATTCCATGTCCCAGGCCGGAATCAAGATCAGGTATCCACCGTCTACGCCCAAGGAGGATAGGTAGAAACATGAGCAACGGTCACGTTTGTTGTCTGTCGGGTGTGTGTTGTCCGCCGGAAGCGATGGCGGTACAGATCAGTGAGCACTTCGGGGTCTCGCTCGATGCAGGGAAGAAGATCGCCGGAGAGGTGGCCGTGTTGGTGCCGCGGGAATTGCCGCCGACCAACGCACAGATTGTCGCCACCGATCATCAAAAGTGCGTCGACCGGCTTGCCAAACTCAAACGGCATGCTGTGCGCGAACTGATCGACATCTACGCGGCGCTTGGGCTCGATACGTCTGAAGAGGGGTGATCCCGATGTCTCTCGTCGCTCCGATCATGCCACCATCGCCGGCCAGTGTCACCTTCACTCCTCCTCAGACCTCTGATCCGGCCGCACAAGTCTTGCCACCGGCCGGGTCGGGTGATCACTAACCGTGCCGACTTGGTTCCAGTGGATCATTGGGGCGGGTGCTCTCCTCGGCGCTTGCTCCGTGATCTATTCCAAACTCATCCGCCCGCTCGATCGTCTCATCCTCTACGCTCACGATGTCATCCCTCTGCTCATCACGATAACCGATCGGTTCAAAGACAATCCGGAATTGTTCGATGTGGTCAAGGAGATTGCCGCACAGTTCAAATCAGATTCCGGGTCAACCCTCCGCGACATCGTCAATGGGTTGCAGGAGTCGGCGAGGATCAGCGCGGAGGCGGCACGGGTAAATGCCGAGGCAGCGAGTGTACTCCGGATCAAAGCGCAGGTATTGGAGGAGAGTGTCGCTGCGGTCAAGGAGTTGTCGCGGGTGGATCGGGCGGAGTCGGCGCATCGGTTGGCACTGTTGGAAGAGCTGATTGCGAGGAAAGGATGAAAACCGGAACACGCGGAATCGATCTGATCAAGTCATTCGAGACGTACGCTGATCATGCGTATAAGCCAACCGCGGATGATGTGCCCACGATCGCATTCGGCCATACCCGCGGCGTCAAGATGGGGGATACGTGCACCCGGACCCAAGCCCTAATCTGGCTGCAACAGGATCTGATCGACGCTGAGCAGACCGTCAACGAAATCATATCCCTCGGCACTCCTCTATCTCAGTCGATGTTTGATGCGCTCGTGTCGCTGGTGTTCAATGTCGGGCCGGACACGCTCAACAGGATAGGGACGATCGGATCAGCACTGCGGTCGAAAGACTACATTGCGGCGTGGCGCGGGTTCGGCTTGTGGATCAATCAGAATCATAAGCCGCTGAGAGGTCTCATGTCTCGACGTGCGGCGGAGATGGCACTGTTTGTCCAGGATGCATTCCCCTCTGTCCCTGTCTGACCGTGCGCTGACTGTGCCACTGCTGACTGTGCTATTCTCCCTTGTGGCGACTCCGGTAACCGAGATCATCTCGGTCAGGGGTTTCCTCCTTCGACAGCTCCCGGAGACGGGGGCTCTTTTTGGCCTGGACACTTACGCTCTATTCGCCCGGTTGACAACCGCCGAGGATACGCGGTATTGTTTGATCGCCGACCGGACGAATAGACGGCCGGTCTCAGGGAAATGCCAGGAGGTGGCGAAATGCGGCGGCTGACTCTTAGTCGTGAGACGCTGAGAAATCTCACCGAATCCTCTCTACGCCGAGTCGTTGGAGGCGAGAGCAATCAAGACGGCTGTACGACGACTGATTGGTGTACCGAGACGTGCAACAACACCAATTGCAATTGTCCTACTGGCGTCTTCACTGTTTGTGGGCATGTCGATTCTGCCGCAAGAACTGGTTGCATCTGAACCCAACATTTATTTAATTGGGAGGTGATCCGGATAAATCAAAGTGTGGAAAGGTGGAACGGTCTCAGTTGGTGAACTGACCCCGCTGCAAACGCTCTCACTCGTCGGACCGGGATATCAGGTCTTGCGCTCTCGGTCCGACGCTCACGCAAGAAAGTTAATGTAGTAGATAACGGCCCCGATAATGGGGCGAGATGGGGATCAGAGCTTATGAATCTCAAGATGAGGATGAAGATGAAGTTGGTGGTGGTTCTCGGATTCGGAGTCATGGCGCTCGCTGGGGTGGATCGGGCGAGTGCAGATGACGTCATCCTCCTTCCGCGTCCGTGCCGAGTGCTCGATACCCGGCTGATCAATGCGCGGATGACGGCGGGGAGCACGATGAGTTTCCGTGTGCGAGAAGACGCCGGAACCAACCAGGGCGGCGAGGCCGGTTGCGGTGTGCCAAAGTACGCAACCGGTGTCCTCGTCGGCCTGTCCGTGGTCAACCCTAGCGCTGCCGGATACGCCCGCCTGTGGCCGTGGAATGCGCCGTCTCAGCCTCTCGCGATCACTCTGCTCATGACTGCGAACGAGAACGGCAATGTGGTCACGGCGCCGATCACACTGGCTGACTTCAACTTCCCGGCAGATGTGTCGCTCTATTCGACAGCAGCGGCGGATTACGTTGTCGATATCGTCGGGTACACGACGGACTGTCCGCAATATGATGAGTACGTGGCGTTCCTTCCGCCGTGCGCTGCTTCCTGTCTCCCGGCCGGCGTTGTGACCAGCATGACCGGAGATCCCGTGCGAACAGTCGGCAAGTGCTTTCGCCGGCTTCACGATCACGGGGACGCGATCGGATGCGGTGTCGATCCGAACGGCGTGAAACTTTGCGGCGCACCCTGATACACTGAAGGCTATGACTGACCCGGTTGCTGGTCTCCGCTTCGCTGTCCGTGATTTGTCGACTACAGGCGCAGTTCTGTATCCGTCAGATAGGTGGACAATCACAACCGGGTCTGCCATGCCAGGATTCGATACGAGCAAATTGACGGGTGACATACTCGGCGATTACTGGTCCGCCATCAACCATAGAAGCTCTTGCAGTTGGGTACAAGCGCAATCAGACAATGTGATTGTCAATAGAAATCTCGGTGTAGTGTCTTTGATCGGAATCAACAGAAGAACACCGAGCGCAGTGCTGCCGGGTGTCACCTACGGCAATAACTTGTTCCGACTCATCGTCGACACGTACCCAATCGCCAGCCGAGTCCGCCCGCCGATGACGCTCAATTCGAAAGTAAATCTCACCGGTGCTGACGCAAACTTCACCGGGCATCCTCTTGATCCTCCTGATGATCCGGCGCCTGTTGGCTATGCTGAGACCAAATTGACGCCGACCAATCCAGCAATTGCGACGTCGATTGTAGGCACATGGGCGAATTACTACGCGACCGAACGGCCGCTAGCTGGCACTTGCGTTGTCCGCTTCCATCTGCGAGATGTGAACAACCCGCTTTTGATCCCAAGCGTCACGGCGTCGATATGGCAGTCGGGATCTTCGGTAATATCACTTGTATCGTACGTGGATCTAGAGCACGTCGAAGTGGGCAATTCGAGCGGCGGGTTCGTGTTCACCTATTCTTTCTTGGCCTCTGCTCTTGCGAGTCAAACAGCAGCTATGGAGCTGCATCTGAGTACTTCGACTGCTTGTGACTTCATCGGCGTCGAGCTGGTGCTCGATCACTCGGGATATAGTTATGATTCCGGACTGCTGGATTTTCCAAACGTCGATATGGATAGCTTTACGCTGCGACCCGACATTACGATCTCAACCACAACATATGTGTATGTCGAGCCGGGACCATTCAATAGTTACCTGACAACTCCGTTCACGCGCGTGATTGGCGGTGTGCTGAACGCGCACATTTACTCGTCGATTGTCAATCCTGGCGATCCTGATGGCCGTTTCCACGCCGGTCGTTTCCTCGCCGCCGATACCATCATCACCCCTCTCGCCTCCCCCTCCGGCTGGAATCTTTCCTCCGCCTCCGATTCCACCCCTGCCCGTACCCGTGCCGGCTCGTTCCGCGGTGGACGATCCCCCCTGGAATGGACCGAGGCCGACATGACCATCATCGGCATATCCCGATTGACCGTCCAGGCGATCGAACGTCTCATCCGCACACTCGGGATCATGCGCGTCCCTACTCTGCTCATCCCCGATCCGAACATGACCGAGGGGTATTCGGATGAGCAAACCCGTCCCCGCTGGATGGTCGTCGGGTCGAAAGCGGAGACACATATAGGCCGATTTACCGGGATCGATCCGGACGTACTCGCTGACGGGATGAACCACACCCGAGACAGGTGGGACATGGTGTTGCATTGGATCGATCACAATGGCCAGAGATCAGGCGGAGGATAGCATGTCGCGTAAATTGAAGCTCACCCGCGAAACAATCCGCCTGCTCGCTGTCCAGGCTCTGGACTGATCGTCTGATGGCAACCCTCGCCGACCTCCTCGCCGATCCCTCTGCCCGCATAGAAGTCGTCTGCTCGATCGCCTATCTCTCCTCATCCAACGTTGAATCGATCGAATGGATATGCCAGGGTAATCAAGGCCGCGGGTGGGCCGATCCTCCTTCCGGCCCCGTCGCCGCCTACATCCCCCCTCTCCTGGCAACCGGGCTTCAAATATCCCAACATATCGACCCGCTCAATCCATCGGAAGCGTTCGGCACATACTCACAATTAGAGCTGATCAACGATGTCCGAGAATACGCCGGGCATTGGGATGCTTGGATTCATAATTCGATCGACAATAGATTGATTCAGATTTATCTTGTCGGCATTCTCTCATCTGGCACCCGAGTCAATCTATCCGATGTCCTCACCTCTCCCCTTTTCTCTCTCCGGGGCATAGGTGTTCCCGAAGTTGGCGACGCAAAGGCAATCATCTCTGTCCGGGACGACAGTCATAGTCTCGACCAACCTTTGCAACCTGTCACCTACTCCCCCTCCTGCCTGTACTTCCCCGGCACGTCATCCGGCACAGTCGACCTCGGCGACAATCTAGACCAGACCTCGTCCTTCTCTTTGGCTGGCTGGGTCAACCTCGACGATCCCACCATTGCCAATCAATTCCTATTCTTCAAAGACTCCGCCGGCTCGACTGGATATGTGTTCGATGCCGGGGTGGCGTTGGGCATGACGATTCGAGGTCAGACCCCGTCTCCATTAACCTCGATCGCTTCCCCTCTCCACGCACGGCAATGGCACTATCTGTCATTCAGCGTCAACACCGCAGCGGGTACACGAGAGATTGGAGTCGACGGGGTGTCGGTCGTATCGTCATCGTCTATCGCCGGATCGCCCTCAGCCAACTCGATCTCTCTGACGATGGGCAAAGGGTTGAAGGGAAAATTATCGCGATGGACGTACTGGAATTCGGCCAAGACTGTCGCCGCAATGTATGCCGAATCCCGTCAACCTGTCCTCCCCTCGGCATCCGGACTCTTGGCTTATTTTCCGGGCGATGAGGGAGTCGGGTCAACCATCCATGATCGCAAGTCCGGCTCAGCTCTAACCGGTACCGCTGACGCATCCGTAACCTGGGATACTGCGAGCTGGGCCTGGCAATCGATCGCAGGGAATTTCCGCCCGTACGTTCTCGGCACGGTATCGAGAGTCCCGGTGTCATGGGTCGATCCGGTCAATCAGATAGGTGAAGTGTCCTATGGTGGCGCAGCGCTGATATCTGAAGTCCAATCTGGACATAATGCGCTCGGCGCCATCTGGACACCCAACCTCGCCGCTGGCACATTCCAGATCACATCCGGCGCATTGTCCGGGACGTATTCAGCGACAGTGACGGGGAATAACTTCTGGAATTCCGCCCTGTCCATCATCTCGACTTCGACCGTCCTGGCAACGATAAACTCGGTCAACGGATCGTGCACTCTGACTTGTCAATACACCCCGTCCAAGTCCCACACCGGAGCCTCTTATGTCCTCATGGGATGGCAGACCTCAGCGTCGGCCGGATCGATCATTCTCCGGCTCAAGTCAACAGGCGGCGCAAACTGTCTCGAAGCGTTCTGCATCAATGATGCCGGGACGATCTTCACCACATCATCAGGGCCGAATCTATCCGAAGGGACGACCTACTCTCTCGCCTTGGTCCGCAATATGAACCAAGCCGGGAACACCGCCACGACCGGGGCGACGCTGGCTGTCTGGGTCAATGGCACTCTGTCATCGGCGGTGGTGACGATTACGGGGACATTCTCGACAACCCGTACCGCGTTCGGGATCGGATGCCGGCCGGACTCTACGACAGGCACTCAAGCGGAAGGCCGATATGACGAGCCGCTCGTATTCGCTCGGGCGCTGAGTCAATCCGACTTGCAAGCGCTGCACATGTTGCCGGCGACGGGGTCAGAAGCGAATCTAGCCTATGGCTGGCATTGTGACGATGCGACCGGCTCATCCGCGAGCTCAATGCTGGGCGGGACAGCATTGACTCTGACTAACGTGACGTGGACGGGTGGGCGATCGACTGCGGCGGATTTGGCCCGGAAGTGCTATTACCTGGCTGGATATCTCGCCGCTGATCTCGACTCGATGACATGGCGGGCATGTCTCAATGCCAACCCTTCCGATTGCGGGTGGTATGTCGGACAGGGCGAGACAGCGTTAGAGATCTCGCGGATCATCTTGGGCGGGCTTGGGTTCATCCCGTACAAGACAGGGTCGACAATCTACATTAAGCAATTTGTCGGTGTGACTGGTACACCGGACGCCACATACTCAATCAATCGTGATGTTCAATCCGGCGAGATCACACCCGAATCGCATGATCCGGCAGTGTGGCAGTGGACCGTCCTGTACGCCCACAATGACAGCAAGATGGACCCTGCCAACATTGCCGGGGCATTGGCCATGTCTGATCCGGATCGATACCTTTACGGATCTATGTTGGATCGCCCCGCGGTCAAGCAAGACTATTCGATCAAGGCCACGGCGACGGGTGCGGCCGGACGATACCCGACTGCGATATCCAAGATCCGCCAGACTGCATTAATCAATCGGCGAGATGCGATGACTGAGGCAGCGCGACTCTTGGCCCTGCACCGATATGCCTCCGATACGAAGGGGATTCCGCTTTGGATATTGGCAGGGTCGAGGTCGATCTTGCACGAGGCAGCATTCGATGTCGAGGAAGCGGAGTTGAATCTGAGTGATTGGGTCGTCATCGGCTTGGAGATCGTTGATGACGTGGCGACGGTGACGATCTGGCGGCCGGCCAAGCAGGCGTATCCGATACCTTAGACGGGGCGGACGATACTCTAAGTGTTACGGTTTGACAACCGTGACGATATGGCCTAGTCTACGGCCATGAGCAACACAAGCGACGCCACCCTATCTCTCGGCAGCAAAGGCCACGAAGATCTCATGCGGCAATTCGAGATGGTCTACAAGAGCGTTCCGGTACGGGTGCGCTTCGACCGTGAAGCCAAAGACATGTGGTCCAAGGGTCATCTCTACCAGGACGGGTTGACGAATGACCTGTTCATCGCTTTCCGGCATGGCTGCGCTTATGGGCTTGTGGTGGCGTCGTGAGCATCGCCCATCCGAAGGTCGACGGCTCCAAGGCCTCTCCCCTCCGCGTCCTCACCATCGACGGCTACATTGCCACTCTTGATGCTCGTCATGGCGGCGCCGCGGGTTGGGCATTCTGGCGCGCCGGGCAGACCTCAGCACGGTATTGGGTCTTCTCCACGACCAAAGCTATCAACGGGCCGGAGTTGCGGGATGAGTCGCTCGAATCCCTCCTCGCCCGAGCCGCTGCTCTCCCCCCTCCTCTCCCCGTCTACCCTCGGCGCCCACCCGCACCCCCTCTAGCCGCTCCTGTACGCGGTGGACATAAGTGGTCCTGCCGTGAGTATGGGGTCCACAACTGCGCCACACGTAGGGCCGCCCAGCTCGCCATAGACGGGCAGCGGGAGAGGGTCATCCGGGCGCAGGAGGCATGGGACAGAGAGATCGGGCCGATTGTCTGCGGGAAGACGGAAGGGGTGGACTTCGTGTGGAGCTCGGCTCGATGACCCCCTCCACCCTCGCCCGTCTCGCCGCCCTGGTCTGGCCCAGCACCTGGCAGACCTCCCTATCCCGGGCGACGGGTATCCCGGCCAGGACGATCCGGCGCTACTTCGATCCCAAGTCCCATGCGCCCGAGTCTGAGCTGCTCGATTCCAGGTGTGGGATTGGACGATCAGGAGTGCCGCTGTGGAGACCGCTGGCGAGGGCGATCGGCGAGGGGGCAAGAGCGAAGATAGACGGGCTGCAGAGCGTGTTGGCAGAGCTGGACCAGGTCGAGCAGATGGACGGGGTAGTAACGGTTGACAACCGCTCCGGAGTCGAGTAGAGTCATCGTCGTCGAAGTCAAACCCGCCGGCCGCGGGGGAACCGAGGACAGAGGGGAGAGGCCGGCACAAAAAGGAGAACCGAAGATGAGCATCGAATTTCTTTGCGATGGCGGCAAATGTCCCGGCCTGAAGTGGCCCACGAGTGACGGCGCTCATCCTTCATCTTGCCGCGGAGATGAGGACGACAACCTGGCAAATCATCGGTCGCCCGGACTCCGCAATATGTCCCGCCAACCATCGCAAAAACTCAGCGCAGGCGACCGCGTTACCGCCTCTGAATACATTGGCGACCTCATGACCGACGGCCCGCTCGAAGTCGTCCAGATCATCGAAAAGTACACATCGCCGACCCGTCAGTCACCGGACCAACCTGTTGAGTTGCTCCTGACTGATCCCGCCGTCCAGGTCAAGAATCTGACATCTGGGGTGGTTGGGTGGTGCGCGGCGAGTAAGCTGCGGGCGGTGCGGGCGGTGGCGTCATGAGACGGCAAGACGGCGAGGGTAAGTGGTGCCAGTTGCCAGAAGAGCCGGCCGCACTTCCTCTTCCACGAGTTCTCGCAAGCGATCCACCCCCACCCTCGTGGCGTAGTCTCATCGCTCACCGAATCGCAGCCGGCATCGATGTCATGCCGATTGCCGAGCTGCTCAATTGCAGCCGGCGGGTTCTGCTGGCGACGGAATCAGCGCACGAAAACGATACACACCCGGCCCCGAAGTACATCGCCGACGCTTATGTGCAAGTGCTGACTGGTGGTGCGAAGTGAACCGCTACAACTTCACCCCCGACATGCCAACCGTCCTTGTCGACTCCGCGACTGCCACAATGACCGCCAGAATGGAATCATCCTTCACCCCAACCGATGAGCAATCCGCCTTCGTCTCCGCCCTCCTCGACACCCAGGACAACCTCGCCCTGGTGGCGCGCGCTGGTGTCGGCAAATCAACCACTGCCGTTTACGGTGCCGGGGAGTACTCCCGCGCTTTTCCTGGTCGTGAGATCGTTCTCGTGGCGTACAACAAATCAGCCGCAACCGACCTCACCGGCAAGCTCACATCGTCTGGCCTATCTTCCGGCGCCTATTCCGATCCGATCCGAGCATCGACCGTCCATGCTCTCGGACGAGGGTTGATGTCGAAGCGGTTCAACCCATCGAATGATCCCGCCTGGCTCGACGACAAGAAGACGTGGCACATCATCGACGACCTATCGATGGCGGGCGGACTATCCGACCCATTCCGCATCTTCGGCGGGCAGATCAACTCCCTCGTATCGTACGGTAAGCAAGCCGGGGTCGGATGCTCGTTCGCCGATCTTCCCGTTGACGACACCGGCACGTGGCGTAGTCTGGCTGACCGGTTCGACGTAGACCTTGATATCGACTCCGCTCGCGAGATGCAGACGGTGGCGAGGTGCTGTGCTCGGGTCTACCAGATCTCAGTCAATCAAACGGACAAGATCGATTTCAACGACATGATCCTTCTCCCTCTTTGGCACCGAATCCCGGTACGATACGCCAAGGATCTAGTCATTGGTGACGAGTGGCAGGATCTCTCCCCCTGCCGGCAGAAGTTGATTGAGAAGTTTGTCAGGCCGGGTGGCGGGCGGATCTGTCTGGTGGGCGACCCGCAACAATCGATCTACGGTTTTGCCGCTGCCGACACTGACGGGATGCGGCGTGCAATCGAGTCGTTCTCGTGCCGCACTCTGCCGCTCACCCTGACATTCCGGTGCCCGAGATCGATCGTCAATGAGGTCATCGATTACGTTCCCGACTTCCGCTGTGATGACAACGCGCCCGATGGCCGAGTCGTCTATCAGCCCGCACTCCTCCGCCGTACTGACGAATCCCCAGCCGAACCCATCTCCATCTGCCTGGACGATCTTCGGCCCGAGCTCGACGCCATACTTTGCCGGAACACGGCCCCGTTGATCTCTCTCGCCTACAAGCTCATCCGCACCCGCATCCCTGCCCGGGTTGAAGGCCGGTCAATCGGAGAGGGTCTGCTCAGTCTGATCCGCCGATGGAAGACCCGCTCGACTCGTGAGCTGATGGACCGAATCTCTGAGTGGGCCGAACGCGAGCAAGCCAAAGTCCACGCCCGCGCCATCGAGGACAAGGATCGGCACGGCATCGGCGCCAAGTTGGAGTCGATCAATGAGAAGGTCGACTGTATCCGCGAGATCGTCAACGAGGTCAACCGGGCAGGGTCGACCAAAACATCGGATGTCGAGAGATATATATCTGATCTATTTGGCGATGCGCCGGAAGGTGAGACGCTCAAGGGGTGTGTGACATTGTGCACATACCATAGAGCAAAAGGCCGCGAGTGGTTCCGGGTCATCCTGTTCGAACATTCCAGCCGGTGCCCAAGTGGGTTTGCTCGGCAGGAATGGCAGAAGGAGCAGGAATATAATCTGGAGTATGTGGCAAGGACGAGGGTGAAAAGAGGAGCTGACCCTGTGCGTGATGGTGTGCTGGTATACGTCGGATAAAACGAGGGAGACCGTCAAAATGAAAACCATCTGGAAGTTCCTCTTGCGAATCAACGACAGGCAGGTCGTTGTCTTGCCGCATGGTGCGCAGATGCTCACCATTCAAATGCAGGGTCACCATCCGTGCTTGTGGGCTCTTGTCGATCCGAGTCGGCCACCACAACAGCGCGGCATCCAAATGTACGGCACTGGTCATCCTGCAACCGATGCCGGGGTATACATCGCAACGTTCCAAACCGGCCCGCTCGTGTTCCATGTTTTTGAGGACCGGGAAGAGGTATTGGCATCATGATCACTCGCCGCCCCGCTCTCGGCCACCAAGCCCTCTCCCTCATCCGCACGACGGGGGATAAGCTTGCCCGGCAGTCTGCCAAGGATCTGGTCACCGTGCCGACATCGACAGTCATCATGCCCGCGCCAACACCGACCGGTCAGCCGCCGTCGTGCGCCGTCATCATCGCCACTCTGTCCTTTCTCGTCTACCACTCTCCGGACTCCGTCCGTGCCCGCGAGCTCCAAGCCGAATCCGCCCGAGCTGCCAATCTCGCCGATGCTGCTGCTGCCCTCTCTGCCCGATCCGCTGCCCGTGCCAGGGTAGAGGCCCGGACTGTCGGCCTGATCGAGCCAGAGAGTCTCCGAGAGCGCGGGATGCCCTATGTGGCGAAGGGGATGAAGGCGCCGGAACCGTTCGCCGGCAAACTGACCCAGGACGACATCGATCGCAGAAAGTGAGATCCGACATGAGACCCGAGATTGAACAGCGCGACCAATGGCGACAAGAACGGCGGGATAGTGGCAGCACCCGCAACGCAGCTCATCAAACAATAACCCGTGCGGTCGTGGGCCAGACTGGCGGTAACCCCGCCCACGTCCTCCTCTCCTCTGCCGAGCTGCCCCGCCATCATCGCGCCCGTGCCATCATCCGGCTTGCCGCGTTCGTCCTGGTCATCATCGCTTCGATGTGGGTGGGTGCGGTCGGGCACGACACGTGGATTCGATCTCACCCGTGCTATATCGCTCCGGGTGGCGAGATCAGAGATGTGGTTGTGCCGGAGAAGGAGAGAGGAGCAGGCGGAGGGGATCGGCGGTTGATCATGTGTGGAGCGGACGGGGAGGCGGCAGCGATCATTTATTACAACCAGAAGGATGGCGACAAGTGAGCAGCAGCTTGACCGACGAATATCTCCTCTCTTGTGCGGATCGCGGGCTTGCTCCTTTGACTTTGAAAGCTTACCGAATCGATCTCAAACAGTTTCTGAGCGCGTCGGGCTGCTGCGGCATCCCCAGCCGTGCTGATCTCACCGCCTATAAGGTCACGATCTCGACACTCGCGCCGGCATCACGCTTGCGTAAGCTCATGAGTTTGTCCGCTTTTTGCAACTGGCTATTGGACGCTGGGCACATCACGGCGATACCTTTCCGGAAATCGGATTTCAAAGTCAAAGTCCCGCGTCGCCTTCCGCGTAATCTGGTGATCTCTCGCGTCCGGGATCTGCTGGCGGAATTGACTGGTCATCGATTCGATAAGATGGTCGTAACGTTATTGCTTTTTACGGGCTTGCGTGTTGCTGAGTTGTGTTCTCTCAGGGTTGGCGACTTCGACCATACGCTGGGTAATCTGCGAGTGACCGGTAAGGGCAATCGGCAACGGTGCGTGCCTATATCAGACCGCGAGACTGCCGATGCGCTGAAGAAATACCTGACAACAAGGCGGGGCATTAAACCTGCTGATCCGCTGCTGCTAAACCGATGCGGCAAGAGCCTCTCCACGCAAAGTGTGCGCATCATTCTGGCCCGATATGCGCCAGGGGTCACACCTCACATGCTTCGGCATACTTGCGCCACTCTCTTCTGCGAATCAGGAATGAATCCGCGGCATGTGCAGCGGCTTCTTGGCCACTCCTCGCTCGCTACGACGGAGCGCTATCTTCACCTGTCCGAAGAATCTCTCGCCGCTTCGATGCACGAGCACAGCTTCGGCCGTAAACTCGGGAGATCGCATGCGCCCGTCGCCGCTTGAAGTCGATCCGTCACCGGTTGATCTGCTTTATTCTGACCCGTGCTTCCGTTTGTATTTGTGGCGGAGACGAATTGAAGATCCGGAAGATATTATCCAAGAAACAGCCATTCGACTTTTAAGCGATCCACCACCGCCGGAGATCGATCACCGTGCCGCATGTTTCGTTCGACTCAAAGACGCCGTCTCTGCGAGACACAAGAAGATGAAAGCGACGAAGCGTAAAGGCACGGTTGCAATAGAGGATCTCAGCCCATCACGCAAGGGGATGCTCGGATGAGCGCCTCAACCCACCTGTGCGAAGCGTGCGGCAACTCCTGCCATTGCGGCGAAGTGGAGCGGGACTGCGTCGGATGCAGCGACGATTGCCACTACTTGCTGATCTATCGGCAGACGCACGAGGAGGAGCCAGAACGCGAGAGAGCGCAACAGACTGAATCTGATTACGTGCACGCTCGACTCTTCGATGACGGGACGGAAGTCGCGTTCCGAAATTGGCTGCAATCGCGGAGGAGCTAAGATGCCCCAGCTTGCCAATCGCGTGTGGAAAGAGGGACCATTCACGTTCTTTCGCTGTATCTGCGGAAACGAACAGGCGGTCAACCCGGCCATGGCATATTGCGGCTCGTGCGGAATCGAGTATGACTGCAAAGGCGGTGCGGTTATCTTTCGGCCGGACCGGAAGACGCCACGGCTTGCGATCGGCAAAGCAATCAACAAGGCGGGCGGAATCAAGTTTGGACGGACATGACCAGCGACTTTTCTGTCACCGTCCCGGCAGTCGGGCCATTTTCATCCCGCATCCTCTTGGTCGGGAAGGCTCCCGCATCGGAAGAGATCGCTGCCGGGCGCCCGCACGTAGGTCGAGCCGGACGGGAGCAACGATTAATATTCGCCCGTAATGGTCTATCCACGCACAATATCCGGATGACCAATCTGTGCCGGCGATTTGTTGCCCCGTCCGTCCCATTATCGAAAGAGCTGACGCGGGATGAGTACGACTACTGGTCCCGTGATCTATTGGCTGAAGTCGAGGCGACCCGGCCCCGATTAATTATCGCGGTTGGGCTTGATGCTGCCCGTTTCTTCCTCGGCAAGTCGGCGACAATATCAACTGTTCACGGTATCCCCCATAAGCCTGGTGCGCTCGATCCATCCGTCGCATACCGCGCTCCTGCCGATTGCTGCATCATGCCAATCACTCAAGCTGCGGCAGGGTTTCATTCGTCCGACGCTCGGGCCTTGATTGAATGGGATCACAGAGAAGTAGTCAGAATGGCGGGATTGATCGCCCAGGGTTTACCTGTCGATTATCGTGAGGACAAGTGGGCCGGCCGATCCGAATACCGAGATGTTACCGGAACTGAGCTGGCCGGCATCCTCTTGTCCGGCGGTGGTGGCGATGTCCCCCCTCTGCTCGCGATCGACACCGAGGGCACTCCATCCGATCGTTTCTCGTGGCAGATATGTATCAATGAAGGCCAGGCGTACATGCTTCGGAATGATCAACCGGATTTTGCCCGTGGTGTTGCCGCTGTCCGGGAGTGCGCCGATCGCGGGTCAGCCATCACCGGGCACAATATCTCGATGTATGACTTGCGGATGGTCGGATTGGACGGGCTCGACTTATTTCACGCCCATGTCCACGACACCCTATTCGACAACTATCTATTCTGTCTTGAGCCGCTCGGATTGAAACCGTCAGCATGGCGCACGCTTGGAATGAAAATGCGATCGCAT